GTCGTGTGAACCTACAGTGCTTTCATTCACGTTATTCCGTTTTAATGTACTAAACGGGAATAAAACAGTTGAGTTCTTTGTCAGTGTACTAAACGAATCAACATAACTGACCGCATCAGATTTTTTAAATGCTGAAAAAATATAACGACTCGGATCAATAATGTATGTATATGAACTATCAGTCGAAGCAACAGAATAAAAATTACTAGTCGGAACTTTACTTGTATCGACCGTCACAATGATAGTGACATCACCATCAACAACATTGAAAGTTTGAATCCCCATATTTTTCACAATTGGGAAAACAACTGGAATAGTTTTTTCTACAGTTTCTGAGGAATCAAAATTTGTTCGATTTAGAACTTCAAAAACCCAACGATTAGGCACCGTCGGATTTGTGGGAGTGCTAATCTGCTGAATACGATAATATTTATTTGGATCAGCACCATTCACCGTAATATTTAAAATATACGGTTTCAAGTAAGCTTCATGTGATGCGGAAACACTACTAGCATTCACATTATTTCGCTTGGTGCTCGAAAAAGGATAAAACACCGTTGCATTTTTCGTTAATGCACTAAATTGATTTGAATAATCTACCGCATCTTTTAAATAATTACGTCCTGTTGGTTCCCATTGAGGTGTGGGAGTTGCAGCAGGGTTCCAGCGATATTCATTACCGGTACTATCATCACGTGCAAGTTGATAGTTGTAACTAGGAACAATTGCTTGCAATGCCGTTAATGTAGGGGCTGAAATATATCCACCTCGATTCTCAGCTTCTTTACTTACAAGCGGCAAAGATTTGAAAGGTTCACCATATCGAGGGGTAATAATCCCAATGATATTAATTGCTTTCCCCGTATCCTCAATATCCCGATTCAAGTTTTCAAACTTTTCAGGAGTAAGAATTGCCATAAATTTTCTCCAAAAAAAATCCCCGCAAATGCGGGGATCTAAAGGACTGGTAATTAAATTAGGTTGTTTTTTATGTCACTATCATTTTGATAGTAACGTTCATCAAGGTTTACGAGTGTTAATTCATTTTCAAAAATACCTGCCCTTCTCTTTGTTGTTATGAGGAATAGATCATCATCTTGCCGATCATCAGTAGAGAGTGAATAAACGGTTTTAACTTCGCCTTCTGTCACCAGTGCTTCAACTGGTGGACGAGAAAGAATAAAATCAAAATCAGTTTGACCTTGCGTTACCGGGATAATATCTATGTAACCGCTCTTGAGCTGTAAATGGATTACAAATGAATGCTCGGTAGATAGCTTGCAAGGCTGCGAGCCTGTGATGTTTAAGCCATTCCAAGCGAGCACCTCTCCCGATAAAATCGCTTGCGAAGGATCACCAAAAAATGTTGGTGCTAATCGAGTATCATCAACCACTGCTACTGGATCGCCACTACCAACCAACTCACCTTCGGCAAAACATGAAAAACGGCAATTAATTGCTTGAAATTGAATTTTGTTCCAAGCACGCCACGCAACAATATGCGCTTGCTGCTTATAAACAATTCCATAGCCTTCAATTTTTTTCGGGTTAGTGATTTGGTCATTAGGAATTTTCAAGGTTTTTTCAATCCATCCAGCTTCACTATCAACGTATGTCATCTCAACACCGTCATAATTGTTTTCTGGTTTTGTTCGGATTGTCCTAACTTCTGTACGGGCCTTTTTATTTCGATGATTGAATAATAAATAAGGCTCTCGACCCGCCCGCTCAAGCTCAAAGTAAATCTGACGATTTAGACGGCGATCATTACAGCAAGAGACGCCCGCCAACATTCTTAGAATCTCTTCAAATGATTGATTAGCATCATCAATTGTGTAATTAAACTCAGCCATCTTTTCTGAGCCGAAATAATCGACAACCTCATCAAAAACTGAATACAGTTTTTCGACATTTACTTCATTCAATGTTCTTCGTCCAATCAACTTATGCAAAGCTAATTCAATTACTAGATCAGGAATAAATCTTGAAGGTATGCGGGTATCCGACTTAACACCATCACGGTATGAGTAAACCAGACTTTCTGCTATACAGTTTGTCATTCGGCTATCAATGGCCGTTGCTGCACGTGTTGCTTGTGTACGTTGACGAATTAAAACTCGGTTGTCATATACAAGCTTGGATAAGTAATGATATGCGTATGCGGTATAAAACTTAGTTTCGTCTGATAGATCTACAGCGTCACCATTGTCATTTGTACGGCGCGCTCGAAAGCGCACTGCACCAGTAAATGGCAATGTAATCCACATTGAGCCGCCGACACTATCGCGGTTATTCGCTTTACCATTCAGGCGTATTGTTTGGTTATAAACATTGCCTGTTGGGTTTCCGTTTAATACTTGCTGATATTCAACATAAATATCTACAAACTTAGCATCGGATCCCTGATAAATACCATTAAGCGCCTGAAAGTTGAGTAGCAACCCAGTAGCTTTTGCTGACTCAATCGTAAACCACCCGATATAATTTTCTTGACTACCTCTCAGCTTAATTGTACCAGTACTGGTTTTCTGATCCGTTAAGTCTGCAAGCTTGTTCCAGTCATCATTCACAGCACTCGGGGTAGCTAAAGAAATTTGCTTGTTGGCTATATCCACACCAGTTACAACATAATTTCCATCAAGGAAAATATTTGCTGAATTAGCTGTAAGATTTGCTGAAATATTAGCAGTCAATACTTCTGTAAGATTTGCAAAATTTGAATTAGTTGATACAGGATTCTTTAAATGAATCGTATAAATACCCGATTCATATGCAATAGAATCAATATCATATAAACCTGCAAGATCTAGTTGACCACGCACAGGATCAGTGACAAGCAAAGAAGTCACATTGATTTTTCGGTAATTTTGAAAATCAACAACGGTTTGGTTTGAAGCAATTGAGAACGTATTATTGGTATTGTCTACTTCAACTTGTCCAGTAATAGCTAAGTCATTAATACCAAAATTCGCCCCACTAATAATTAAAGAGTCATTAATATCAAACGCATTAAATTTATCAGCAGTGCCTTGATCATTCGCTTTGATCAAATTTGGATATTGGAAATAAATATCACTGGCTTCAATACGGGTGCTATTTGGCGGCAAAAGAGTTTGTCCGTTAATAGAAGCATTTTGACGGGCAATAACTGGTGGCTGATCAAATGTATCGCCCCACTTGAATATAGTTTCATTCCCAATTAAAGATTGGTTGTGACCATAAGCTGAGAGGCTTGTGCCGGGTATCTCTTGTATTGGTGTATCGCCCGACTTGAAGTTAGAAACTTGAATGGGGTTTTCACAAATACACATCAAAGATTCTTCAACTTCGACCCCATCTTTAAAGTATTTGATGACTGGAGCAAAAAGATCTGGAATAGCCTTAACACGCCCCAAAATGAAAGGTATACGTTGTTTTAAACGCTGGCGGTTCTCTGGATCTGATAAGTTATTGTTACTTGAACCAGACATTGAGCCGTTATTACTCATGTTTGGCTTAGGAACCTTAACCAAAGCAGAAACAGCAGAACCCAGAATCTTTGTTGCAACCCATGTCACAAATGAGCTTAATTCACCCGGATGACAAACAATACTGCAGTCATCTGCAATTTCGGTTAAGCGCGCAATTGATGCCTTATCTTTTATTGATGGTGTTATTTCATTTTCAGGGCAAGGATTACCCAGATAAATTTTTGCTTGAGGAAATTGTTTTTTTACTTTAAGAAATTCAAACAGAATGTTATCTGTATCGATTACATCAACTTCGTTCTTGTTGAGAGAGTTCTGGTAAAGATAAATTTGGCTCATAATATCGAATCCGACTAAAAATACTATTCGCCTGCTCTACAGTGATTCTCTGCGGCCCGCGTTCGATCAAATGAAAAATTCGACCCTGAAAAAAAAGCCCCACGTGGGAGCTTTGATCTAGGTAAGTCATTAAGACAATGCAGCCGTCTTCCGGCTTTTTGATGTGCTTGTTTCTGTGAACTGTAGTACGTGATGTTTTTATTGATTCCTGTAATGGTCCAGTAAGCCCCAAAAAACACGGCGTGTAATCTTTCCCAAAGATGACCTTTGCGGCCAAGATGACGAAATGCACGCAATGGAAATTTTCTGGATCATAGACACAATAAAAAAGCTGACGAATATTCATGAGTAAAATCCCTCTAAACTAGGATCTGTACTTGCCGAATAAATTTCCCCATTTCCTGAATCATTCAAACCGGGAGCTTGCGCCTCAAAGCTAGTGCCTTTCCAATCCCTTGTAATTACAATAACTTCAAGCCCTTTAGCATATGTACACGGCAGGTCATATTTGCCGATAACATATGCTCTATAATTCAATATAGGGGGTATTCGAACCGAGTCTTTTAAAACAAGATCAACCAAGTCGGGGATTTCAGATCCTACATCACCGATAGCTGCCGTAATTTTCTGATCCAAATTCTCCTCTTCATTACTCCGTGTAATATTGAGGGGAGCAAAAGAATAGGTAAAAGTCTGCCCATCCTCATGTGTTAGATCCATCGGATCACTACCATTCACGATATATCGAAGTACACGCGGCCAATTAGGGTGTGATACTTCGATACATTCAAGCAAGCCGACTGGCCCAGATGACTGGTCTAAAACTGCTAGCATTTCATCAGTAATAATCATCACTAAACTCCTGTAGCGTTCGAGAACCATTCATTTGGTACTTTTTCAATTGTGCCTATAACTGCCGGGCCTCCATTTTGCCAAGCCTCAATAATGTCCCTGTCATTTTCATGATCACGGTGAATAGGCTTGATTCTTAGCTGAAAACTGAGTTGAAGGATTTTTCCATCTCGCTCTACTTCTTTTGGGCGCGAATCTGCAACAAACCTGCACTCGCATTCCTCTAGCCTTGCATTGTCTAATGCTAGCTTCCAAAGCCAATTACTAGGTTTGTACTGCTTGTCACGCCAAAAAGCCCAGAAGTACTCCTTTTCATCCTCGTTATTTAGAGAGATAGAAACGTTTACCGTGTGCCAAGCTCCTACAAAAAAAGGAACCTGTCTTGGAGGCCCCCCTTCTGTTTCTTGCTCTCGCAAATTGTTGCCCGGTGTAAAGTCATACCCCTTTAACAACGGGCAGAGCATGAACTTATCCAATTTTTACCCCCTGTTTCTTGAGATATTGAAACTTTCCTGCATTGCTTGGCTGTACTTGCTGTTTGGGTTGTATACATCATCAATGGTCACATACACCTTCCCATCATCACCAACATTCGTTTCAACATTTGCTTTGCTGTTGTTGTAAACCACAACTTGAGGTCCGCTATCTTTTTGATTATTCAAATAGTTAGTAAGGTCCTTGTTTTGGTTGGGATTCAATACACGCTCACCACCATCAAGCAACCAAGTACCTTCTCTAGGAACATTATCGATACCGTTATGCGCCATACCCGTAAGAGAGGTTTGTTTAATTTGAGCAGCCTGTGCTAACTGTACACCTACTGCTGCAGCGGCAAGCGCCGGGGCAATATATGGACCAATTAGCGGGATTGCAGAAACCGAGGTGTAGACGTTAGAGAAAGTTTGCGGAGCATTAATTAATGCTTGAGCAACGGCGAATGCTTTGGACATTGCAAACATGGCTTTATAGCCTGCCGATTGTTCACCAAGTAAGCCGCCCATTAAGTCTGCCATCCCTCCAAGCGTTTCACTGGCTGACTGCAAACCCATTGATGCTTTTTTACGGTTATAGTCCTGATCAATCAAAATCATTCGGTCAGTATGCTGCTGCCATAGAGATTCACGTTGCTCTGCAATTGACTCTAAGTCAGCATTTGGGTCTTGCTCTTGTTGATCAAGCATAGCTGATTGTGAATCAAAAACTGCAAATGATTCTTCGTATCTGCTGCTTTTCTCTTGCTGCAATCCATATAAAGGCGAAAACCCAGCCATATCTGCAAAGTTGCTATTCCACTTTTCAGCCGCCTGAGCTGCAGTTTCAGTAGCACTTATGAGCTTCTGATTCTGTGCTGTACGATATTCCTCTAAATCTTTTTGATAAGCCTTCGCTTGAAGATTTAAAAAAACTTCGGCAGCAACTGGATCATTAGCATATGCCAACTTGATTTGTTTAATTGCTTCAGCATTGTCCAATGCAAGTTTTTGTTCAGGGGTTGCGTATTTAGCAGTGATAGCAAGCTGCTGTTTTTGTCGCTCTTCCTGAATTTTTGTAGCTTCATCATTTGCTTTCTGAACAATATCAAGCTCTGCATTTGCATCTTTTAATGCATCTGCTGTGCCTTTGTAGCCAAGCACAGATACATGAATATGCCCCCCGGTTGCACGAGCAGACTTCTTCTTGTACTCATCAAGAACGCGAATGACAAAGCCGTATCTTTTAGCCATTTGCTCAAGTTGTGTAACAGCCTCACCAGACTTTTTCGCATCATCTAGCGTGAAGTCAAATGCATTACCTGTTGCGTGCTTGCTATTTGTCCCTTTGTGATAAAGGTCATTGAATGCAGTAAATCTGTTCAGACCCTTGCCTAATGCGGATTGTGTTAGTTGAGCAAAGCTTGCTGTGTATGCTCTAACCTGACCACCAGCAATAGATTCTGCACCTTTGATCCGTAAACCACTTAAAGCAGATGCCCCAACCATTTTGTTAAGATCTTGCTGCGCTTTAGCAGCCTTAGCTGCTGCCTTTGCTTGCTCCTCTTTGGCTTTGGCATTTTCTTTAGCTGTTTCTGTGTCTGTAATGGTACTTTTTGAATTGGCCAAATTTGCTTGATTGACTTTTAACTGTGCAGCAGATAAGCCTGTTAAAGCAGGCATAGCTCCTGTTTTAATATTGCTTACAAGGTTAATCGTGCTGGTGATTGTCTTGTCAATCCCAGAGGCAGTATCAACCCAAATGGCCTTCCCTTCGCTAAAACCAGTCTTAAGGACGTTAATTTGCTCCTTTATCGAAGTAGCAGCATCTAACCTTGCTGCAACATTGCCCACATGGTCAATTAGACTTGCAAAACCACTAATTGACTGAATGACCACTGAAACCGCACTTGCAACTCCAACAATAGCAATGCCCACCACTTTAGCAACCGTACCAACAGCACTTAAAACAGTTCCAAAGCTTCCGCTTTTTACAGCGCCATCTACAAAATATTGAATCAAATTACTCAAGACAGGAGTCATCTGACTCGCTAGCTGGTTTTTGAATCCCTGAAATTGTGTGCCTAAGGCTTGAGTTTGAGCATTTAAAACAAGTGACTTATCAATACTCTCTTGCGTGCGAACAACGCCAGCCTCGTGCAACTGATCGCCATACTCTTTAATTAATTCAGAGTTGTTTGCAAATAATGGGGCTAAATCACCCAAATCACTCGCTAATGACTCTAGCACAAAGCGCTTTTCAGCTGCAGTTGCTCCCATGTCATCAAGCTTTGTGGTGATTTGGCCTAATGCATCTACCGTGTCCATTGTTGATAGTTTTTTAGCAAACTCATCAATTTCTTTTGCTGACATCTTGGTGTTGTTGGCCAGCATTTCAAAAAAGTCCTTTGCGCCACCACCTTTTGTTGATGTGTATTCGCCAAGCTTTTCTGAGGTATCGGCTAAAATATCACTTAGCTTTTCCTGCTCAACACCAAATGCACTTGCTGCCCCCGCCACAATCTGGAAGTTTTCGGCAGAAGTTACCGCTCTACGTGATAACTGGTTAAGTTGAGCATCGGCTTTTGCTAGCTCAATCGCCATTTGACCTAGTGCACCAGCTGCCAAAACTGTACCACCTACTGCCATACCAGCTAATGCAGCACCAGCTACCAAGACACCACCACGCAAAGCACCTAATTTGCCAGTAATACCCTCAATTGCGGAACCAATTTGAGTACCACCAATTGCATCTTGTATCTGATCACCAAAGCTTTTAAAAGACTTCTTTATGTTGTCAGAAGCTTCTTTTGCCTTTCTTTCTGCCTGACTCATTCCCTCAACAAATGAACCAACTTTCGCAACCAGATCAAGTGTTAAACGACCTAATGAACCAGCAGCCATTTAATTTTCTCCCGGCAATAAAAAACCCCGCTTAAAGCAGGGTTTTATATAAATCTAAGTATTTTTAAGGGGTGTTTTCCCAGTTGCGTTTGTCACACGCCTCTCTATCCCTTAATTTTGAATCAATACACTTCTGAGCGTGCTTAAAATACGGCGCCCCCGTGATATCACCTGTGTAGGCAGGACAACCCATATCGCGGCTTTGTTGCATGAACAAGCTTATTTCATTTTGATACTGCGGAATCTTTCTGGACTTAACAAACATCATCCCATCAACCGACTTAGCTCGTTCAACTTCAAAAACCTTTTCAAAGGCAATTGATTTTGTTTTTTCATCAATTTTTTTCGTAATATCTTCACAATTTACAGGGTTAGCGTGTAAACCTACTGAAAAAAGCGCAGAAATTAAAAATATTGCTTTTCTCACATTATCACCATTTGTTTTTTCGACATAGACAATCTAACAAACAGTGGACTCAATGTCATTTATGGATAAGTTGACTTCTTGAAGCCAACTTATTCGTCTACCAATTGTTCTAGATAGTCGGCCAAACTAAGCTCTTGTTTGTATTCATGAGGCATAAAATTGAGTGCATCTATTTGCTCAGGATTTTTTGAGTGACTCCTGATATAAACTGCTGCCAAATTACCAATTGCTTGCTCAATACGGCGACCAAGAAAAAGAGAGCCGCGTCTCATCCGGTAAGCTTTCCAAATACTAAGCTCTTTTAAGCTGATTTTTTGCTTGGCTTCTTCGATGGTGGTTCCGATTCCGAGGGCAAGCTCACACCAGAATTCGTATTCGTCAAGTTCTTCTTCCGTGACTTTCCCATAAAGTTATTCACTTCATCGGCCACAGCATAAAGCGACTCAATAAAAGGGATTTCAGAATCAAGTACGTCTTGAACAGAGCTAAAGAACGGTGTGCCTTTTGCATCTTCACAAACTGATCCAAGCAAATGACCTGCTTGCATACGCTTAACACTTACCGACTTAAGTTTCGAATCAGCAATATTGTCTTCATTAATTTCCCAGTCATACGCTTTAGAAATTTCATGAAGATCATTAAAGGCTAGCTTTTTAATAAAAACTTGCCCTTCCACTTCTGCTTTTTCACCAAGAGTCAGTTCGCGTTTAAGTTGAGAGGTAAGAAAATCAATATTATCTTCTGTTACTTCCACAACCCATTTGACTGTTCTTTCAACTGGCGCACCAATTTTAGTGACCTTTTTAAATGCTTTAATATTTACTTTAGTCATTATGGTGTCACCGCGCGTTTAGTTCGAGTTACTTTTGAAGTCCGCACAAGGGTGTATTCATACCCCCAGACCGCATCAACTTCAATGTCATTAGGAGCAGCGTCATTTAAATACCCTTTAAATGTCAACCAAGTACGGTCATCTGGGAGGTCGATGCCAGTAGTTGCATCATAAGTAGGCGGGGTTTTTGAGTCACCAGAACCCACATACCAATCTAACTTTTCACCAGAGTCTGCGATTTCAGCTAACTTGTCGTGACTGGTATTTGTGTCATTGTAATCGATACCGAATGCACCCTCACCCGGATCACGCATGCCGCGCTCATACTCTCTACTTTCAGCCTCAAGACAAGTAACGTCCAATTTACTAAACGAATCTTGACCAAAGCCAATTTTTTTAATGCAGACAAAGCGAACCACTTGTCCGTCAATCACAGTAAATAACTGTGTACCTTGTGTTTTAACGTTAGCCATTAAGAGCGCTCCTTTAGGCATAAAAAAAGCACCCGATTGGGTGCTAAGTGAAAAATTTAGTTTTTTACCTGAGTTTGTATTCCACGCATTTATTGATGGCTTGAGGCATTAACTTTCCACCAATCATAATATTCTGAACAGATACCTCGCTTTTTGAGCAGATCCATTCGTCTTTATTTAATTCAATTTTTTGACTCGTAAATTCTTTCCAGATTTGAAAACCAAGAAATATAAAACATAGGACTATCACTAACATAATAATAGCTTCAACTATGGGTAGCCTCATGCTTCAACTCCTATTCACAACCCAACTAACATCAAATGAGTAATGAGGCATATTTGTTATAGGGTCATTATCAACCTCCCCATAACGAACAATGTAGCAATCTAGCTCAATTGCGAATTGAAGAGATTCTGCGACCTGCTCCACAACATCCTCATCAGTTGCATAAACATCTATTTGAATCACTGCATTGTCAGAGTCCGGTCTTGAATCAAGATTGTTATTTGGTTCACCTGTTATGATCTGCCATGTGACATAGGGTGTTTCTGGCTGCTCTGGAGCCTTCCCAAAACGCCAAACCCGCAAAATATTGTCACTTTCAAGAAGAGATCTCACGGCTGGGTCAGCTTTAGCTATTTTAAATATTGGAATATCAATCATTAAGCTGCACCTAAAACCACGCTGAGTTCAAAATTAAACACCTGAACAAATTTATCGGTAACTTGTTCAATGTTTTCGTATAAAGCAGGGCGTAAAAATGGAGTAGCAGGTTGTTTACTTGTGCCTAACTCAAGGAATCGCCAGTAAAAGACTCGACCGTCCGCTTGGTAAGTTTGACCAACACGCCCAGCACGTCTATTTTGAGCATTGTTTGTATATGGGATACGTGCACCACCACGCACCCCCACGCGCATAACCAAAGTGTTTTTATTTCTACTCCGGCCATTTTGAACCACAATTTCTTTCCAGATTTTTTCTGGAGTGGTTGGATCATCTAGGCGTTTAACTTTTTGACGAGCTGCATCTCTTGCAATGTTCATTGCCTGCCGCATCGCTTTACGGGCAATACGTTTTACAGTCTTGTCACTACCAATTGCCCGCATTCGTCTTAATGCAGGCTCCAAGCCATGTATTTGAGTAGCCATAAATCACCCATTCCATGCTTTTTCGCCTGTAGATAAGTTGATGGTTAAATACTCACGGCGTGAGTCTGGATCTCGCATAGGGTTACCATCAATTCTGTAATAGTAACCACCAAATAATACCCGCATAGTGCTGTTAATTTGTTTGGTTGTAGTGCTGTAGCGAACTTTTGCTCGTGCCTGAATTGAGCTATTGGCAGCTTTGGCAGCAATAACATCGCGTGTTGATAAGTCGGTAACTTCCGCAAAAATACTTTTGAAATTTTCCCAAGTCTGAATTAATTTTCCAGTAACCGGGTCTTGTGTGTTAATTGGCCTTTGTATCGTAATACGATGTTTTAATTTACCAGCTTGCATTAACTAACCCCCAGATCTGTTCTAAATGGGTGTAAATGCCACTCTGCACCTCTAGGCAATTCGTAAACGTTTGCTGTTGTTAGGTCTTCGCGATTCTCATAAAGATTGCCAAGAATCAATAAAACGCCGATTTCAATTGCTTCATTTACCACAATGCCAAGACTAATCATTTTGGCCTTCCGAATTGCTGTATCGTAATTCAGTGAAGCTGTGTGGATGAATTTATCAATCAAATCGCCTTCGAGTGTTCTAGCAAAATCCACATCATGGTCGTACTGAACTTTTGCCTCAGAAAGTATCAAAGGTATTTCTTCTTTAGCTAAATCAAGCGCGGCCTTATCTAAATAAAAATTCCTATTTAGATACTCTTTAGCTATGCGCTCAGCAGACTCAAGTTTACTTGCAATGTCATTGTCAATGTCCTCATCGACACGCAAGTGCGCCATAGCCTTATTTATTGAAATCACTGACATGACATTGCCCTAATTATTCTGGTTTCGTGTCTTCGCTTGGTGTTTGGGTGTTTTCATCAGATTTATTTTTATCTTCTGAACCATTGGTTTCTTTAGTTGAATCATTGGCCTCAACACCCGAACCTTTGTTTTCTTCACCATCAGCACCGTTTTCATTTTTTGGTGGCTCTGCATTTTTACCTTTACTACCTTTGCCACCCTTACCAGTTTTTGGCTTTTGATCTGGTGTGGTTCCGGCAGTTTCAATGCCATCATCTAAAACAGCTAAACCTTTTTTAATAAGCTCTTCGGCCGTTTGACTTGAGAACTCACCAACCTCACCAGATTTATAAAGGTGAGTACCCATCTGGATTACATCAAGAAATTTAACTTTCATGCGTTTACTACTCCAAAAAAGAGAGGGTTTCCCCTCTCTTGCTTAAATTAAGGTGCAGGTACTGGGAATGTGCCTTTAACGAATGCTTCTGGACGATACACAGCAAGTGCAAGACGCTCTTCACAACGAACTGAAATCATGTTCTTTTCAAAGTCGTCTTGGTTTTCTGTAGAAATCACCACATTGGCATCTTCACGATCAAAGATTTGAGCGCCTTCTGCAAAAGCACCTGTTAAGAATTTGCCATCCAAACCAGCTTGGTTCGTTTCGGCAACTGGTAGGCCCCACAGTGAAGGAGTCATGGTCCCAAATGGGCTTGTAAACAAGTAAGCGCCTGTGGTGTCTTTTAGCAACTGAATTTCGGTCCAGTCTTTTGAGTGTAAAACTGTACCAGTAGCATAGTAATCAGCTAATGCCGCTTGAAGCATTGCTAAACGAATGATGTCCACCTTAGTCGGGTTCGCAATAGTGATTGGTGCACTATAAGGGGTTGCTTGGGTGTAGATCCCGTTTAGGTTGTTTCCAACGCCTGAGCCGAACAAAAGCTGTGTATCTTCTGCGCGCTTCAATCCGTTTAACATGCGGTTATTGATGAAGCTTTGAAGTTGTGGCAAGTCATCTAAAATTTGCTTAGATGCTTTCAACATGTGAGCAATGGTTTTTACACTTTCCATCACTTCTTCGAATGTGATTTCAGAGTAAGGTTTTGCTGTGTTTTCTGGAACCAGAGCAGCATTATTTGTAAAGCCAGTTTCACGCAAATATGCAATTGCATTTGAACCAGTGCGACCCGGTGCAAGTAAGTCGCGAATTGTTAAGCGCTGGTTCGGCTTGGCAATAATCGGGGTAGTACCATCAACTGGATTTACAGCAAAAGAGATCAATGCATTACGTGGCACATTCACGTTTAAGCGAGTTCCACCACGAACATCCTTTGTGAAGTTGATTAAAGACTCATCTTTAATAACAAGATCACCAGCGCGATCTGACACACCATTATTATTGTTACCACCTTTGCCGATGCGTGCAAACATTTGCTCCGCTTCACCCAATTGCGTTTGCAATTCATTTTGTGTTTGGCGAAGCAAGTTCAGATCTGTTAGTGCTTGGTCAACCGCTTCTTTAGTTTTGGTTGATAAGTCACCAGCATCTTTAGCTTCTTTCAAAGCTTTCTCAGCCATTGGCTGAACTTTTTCTGTTAAATCTTTAAGGGTCGCATTAACTTGCTTAAGTTGTTCTGCTGCTTGGTCATTTGTACGTTCAGACATAAATTTTACTCACAAAAAAACCACCTCAAAGGGTGGTTATTAATTAAAAAAATATTGGCTTAGAATTTTCGAGCAGCGTCTTGCATGTCTTTTATTAAGCCAGATAAATCAAGACTAGCGCTTGGCGTAGTCTGCTCTTTGGCAGCGCTTGGCGTGCCCTTAAAATCTTTCATTAGGTCACGGCGTTCACTTCGACTTATTCCAGCCTTCGCCATAATTAAGTCGATCTTGTGAGCCGCAATGCGGTCTTTTGTAGAGTTTGTAGTGCTTTCCTCAACAACATCAGAGTCAAGGTAACTATCTGCAAATCCTTGCTCTACAGAATTCTTGCCATTAATCCAAGATTCCTTATCCATTTGAGCTTTTAACTCATCAATAGATAAACCTGTGCGAATGCTGTAAATGTCCGCAATAGTCTCGTCAATTTGCTCAAGAAAGTCGGCTGTTTCGCGCATATCGTTGCGATTGCCCCAAACCCCTGTCCACGCATTGTGAATCATAAAAAAGCCCGCTCGTGCGATCTGAATCTCATCTGCAGCCATAGCAATAAACGAGGCAGCAGAAGCAGCAAGCCCAAGAACTCGAACCGTGACATGTCCTTCATATTCGCGAAGCAGGTTATAAATTGTTAAACCCTCAAAAACATCACCGCCGGGGGAGTTGATATTCACAACAACATCAGCACCATTCAAGGACCGGAGAGCCGCACTAATTCGTTTTGCAGTAACGCCTGTTTCAGTCCACCAGTCATAACCAATGGGATCCATGATGCTAATTGTATTATCACTTTCGTCTGCAGCTTTTATTGCTGGATTCCAGCGATCCAGCGCAAGGGGCAATGAAAACCCGTGCTTTTCTGATTTAAAGTCGGCTCTAGGTAATAAACTTCGTTTACCCATCAGTCATCCCCTTTTTATAATTTGTTCCCACTTGGTCAAGTGGTATTAATGCAGATTGGATTGTGTAGATATCCCCACCCGGAATTGGTGGCAAATTCTCTTTTGCACGAATTTCATTTCGATTCATCCAGCCATGATCTGCGGCTGAGGCGTAATACTCAGAACGCGTTTTACTATCCGCTCTCAATAAGCCTTCAATATTGAAGCTAACAAAGTAAACCTCACTCTCTAGGCGGCCAATTAAGCAACGAGAAATTTCTTGTTCAATATTCACCAGCAGCGGACGTAATGAATATTTTAAGAACTGTAAATCTTGAGCCTCAGCAGAGGCCGCCCAAGAGCTTTGCTTGTCGAGATGACCAATCATGAAAGGTGGAACACGGAACCAGCGACAAATCTCCTCAATCTCAAAACTGCGAGTTTCTAGCATCTGAGCCGCTTCTGGATTCATAGTAATGCCGTTATATGAATAGCCATTTTCAAGAACCATGACCTTTCCGGCATTTTTAGAACCCATAAAGCTTTCAATGTTTTTCTTGAGTTGCTGTCTTTGTTCTGGAGTATTGGTTTTATCGGTGCTCAAAAAGCCAGAAGTTTGTAGCCCATTTTCAAAAAACTTGGCCGCTGTTTGCTCGGCTGACATTGCCGTCCCAAATGTCTCGCGACCTTTGGAAATGGTAAAAATCCCCATTACACCATCAATGCCGAAGCTTCTAATGTGCATAATGTCTTTTTCATTTATCTGACGGCGAACACCATCAACGGTATAAAAATACTCTAAAGCGCCACTTACTTTATTTCTTATAACCTGCATGTTTTGAGGCAATAATGGATCTAATGAAACAATCCTTCTACCATTTGCACTTCGGATAATTTCAGTATAGGAATTACCCCATAAAACAATGCTTGCTACGATAAAAAGTAGGAACCGGCTTTGTGTCATTTCATAGTTTGGTGAACTACATAACACGTTATACAGCGGATGTTCTTTTGCTAATGTACTGCTGCCATCAGGATTTGCCTTATAAAGTTTTAAGGGCAAAGTTGAGACGGTTTCCGATACAAGTCTTACACATGCAAAAACGGCGCTCAATTGAAGCGCCGAATCTACCGTGACAAACTTTCCGCTTGCTGTGCTCTGTAAATTCTGGAGCACATCAGGGGTTAAGCTAAATTGACCATTTAGCCCCAGAAACCGCAAAGCCGCCTTAGCCGCTCTGGCTAAGCGGTTTGGTTTCTTATTCATACACCCACCATAATTGGATCATCATAAAAGTCGTTTGGATCTGCCTCGCCAGCTAAGAACATGGCGCGATTAATTCCCATTAACAGAGCAATTGCCCCATCAATCTTTTTGGAGTTGTTTGGTTTACGCGGAAAAACGTTGTCATTAGCATCAGGCTTGGCAACAACATTACTAATCATCCAAGTTAGAATTGGGTTCCCATCGTGGTGAAAACGCTTTGCAGCAATAGCCGCCTCTAACTCTCGCATTGCTGGAGAGAATGACTTAGTTGTCTTTGGAATCTTGACTGCTGTGTATCCCTTTTCCTCAATCTTACTAACGATTTGAAATCCACCCCATTCATCCAATGGGACCTCAGTCAAAGCCACATGCTGGGCCATGTCAGTAATATCGTCTGCAATCTTATTAAGGTCATTTTCAGCAGTATCATGCGCATCAATTAGGCCCATGTTGTGCCATTTCTGATAAAGCTTGATAACCTGCTTTTCTTCACCATTAAAAATTGTGTCTTCGGGAATATAAAATTTGGGAGCTACACAGTAGTAATGAATTTTCCCGTCACTTTCACGGCGATAAAATAAATTCACCGCTGCAGCCAAGTCGATTTTTGAAGCCAAGTCGGCACTAATTAAACATGGAACCGCTTTAAATTGCTCAATATCAAGATCCTTGTTTTCACAAGCTTTCCATTTCTCAATATTAAAAAATGCAGTTCTTGCAGATACCCATACATTTAGATGCTTTGTTTTAAATGTATTTTGACGAGAAGGATGTTGAACTGCCTTTTTTTGCTGAGACTCCAAGTAATCGCCATATACAGAAACATCATAATTTGGGTTAGCTTTCTGCAATACTTTGGGATTTGTCCAATCGTCATCCTCATCAATGGTCCAAATCCAGCCGAATAACTCGTCATCCTCAATAACACCAGAAAGCATCTGTATAACTCGCTCACGCAAGTCATAGCATGGGCCTTCAATGTTAAATCCAGCAGTAGTGATAGTGAAAATTAGAGGCTGCCTACGTGCCCCCATACCAGTTTGCATGGTGTCATAGAGACGTGAGTCAATATGCTCATGGTATTCATCAACAATTGCACAATGTGGGGACTGACCATCAGGAGGATCACCAATTAATGGCTCAAAAATGGAGCCATCTGTAGGGACCTCAAGGCTAGCAGCATTTACAACAATACCTGTAGCCTCTAGTAAGTCTGGAGATCTGCTCGCCATCAATCTTGCTGGCTTAAATACTTCCCACGCCTGTTTCTCAGTTGTGGCTCCAGAATACACTTCCGATCCGAACTCACCATCATTGCAAAACATATTGAGCGCCACACCAGCAGCAATGGCTGATTTGCCATTCTTACGAGGTATTTCCCAATAGCTTTCACGAAAGCGGCGATAACCGTCTTTTTTTCTGACCCATCCGAATGTGACTGCCAGACCGAATTTTTGCCAATCTTCTAAAGAAATTTTTAGTCTTTTTAAAGCCCACTCACCTTTTGTGTGAGGTAATAGTTCGACAAAAAGTATCTTTTTTTCAGCAAGTCTAGGCTCAAATTTATAAGGAAAATCACGTTTTTTTGATTTTTTTAAATCATCTAGGTGACGTTGACAGGCTAATTTTACCCACTTACATGCAGGGATTTTTCCAGCAATAACTGCCTTAGCCCATCTGTTGGCAGCGTCAACATTGGGGTATGTAGCAGCCATTCAAATCCTCACATTTCTAAGACTCCTGCAAATGCATTGCCTTTTTTCTTTTGCCCGATTCCGGTAATTCTGTTCCGGGATGCAGGATCTAGCCCAAGCAAAGCGCCAAACATAGTCATTTGTCTGGCTGCTTCATTTGCTGCTGTAAGTGCAGGGTTTTTAACTGGCCCACCTTGCGCACCCTCAACAACTATTCCGTGACATTGAACTTCGCGCTGTGACTTTCTCCAGTTTTCATAAGCCAAACAAAAACCCTCTACGTTATGCATGTCTGTTATGCGAAGGACTTTGTTTTTAAGGAGTTCGGGAACAATAGACTTCCAAATCATTGATGCGAACTCTAAATTTTCCATATAAGAGGGAACATCAATATTTGTGACTTCTGTAAATTCAGGCGCATTGTTGTTTAATGGCCGTTTTCCAACGTTGCCGGATGCTCGTTTTGTTTCGACTGGCTTGGGCTTTCTACCCCGCCCCGGCACGGACGCAATTCCACCCATTTTGTCAACCCTTTAAATTTTTAATTTCGCGTGCGTAAAAATGTGACTAGGGGGGCGGTCATTTCGGCTAAGGCGCTGAACTTTCACCCCACCCCTCCCCGCCACGGCGGTTTATGCACAATTTTTATACATCAGTGAACATGCTCAAGAATCTTCTTCTTACCATCTTCATTAACAACACAACTGATTATGTTCCCGCTTCTCATGTAAAGCTTCACGCTATAAATGTATTGGCTATAGTCCTTCTTTCCTGTCCATTCAATTAGAGCGCCTTCAACCCCAATTGGATCAAAGTAAACATCAGAACCTTTATCAACATCATGCGCATGAATAAGTTTTGAAGTCATTTTATTTACCTTTGTTGGTGGCAATAAAAAACCTCCCGAAGGAGGCCATTAGATTTATTAAGTTAGAGTTTTGCTGCTATTACTAATTCACGTAGTGTCACACCTGTATGGGTGTCTTTCATCTTCGCAACCCAATACTTGTGATTAAACCACTTCTTCAACTCCCAGCAATAAACATCATCCATTGCTTTGGTATTAGTTGCATCATTCACTTTGTCCTTACCGCCAAACTTAAGCAGCAATAACTGATCATGAGAAAACAACCACCCGCATTTAGCACATTGATATGTATGCTTGTGCTCATCATAGAATCTATTTGGATGTGGAATGATTGAGTCATGAGCACATGAAGATTGTTCTTGAGTAACAGTAAACTCAAGCTTACGACCATCAATTGTTTTAAAGGTTCTTGTTGTCATAAGTGCACTCACTTGGGCTTCGGTTAATGCCGAAAGCCATTATACCAAACTAAGTTGCTATTAAGGCTTCTTTGGTGGCTGGATCGGCTGTCCATTGATTGCTTTGTTCTTCCGATTTCTTTGACAAGGCATATAGCCACCATGCACACGTGTATAGAAGCAACCAGTGCAGTTACACTCATCTTTAAATGATATTTCTATTGTGCCTGTGAATTGCATGCACACCTCATCTTTATTTTCGCTTTCTAAAGAGCTTGCATTCAGTCCGCAAGAAATAAACTAAAGCATATAAGGTATAAAGGATTACAACAACCAACATCCCATAAACGACAATACCCATTAGATCCATTAGCCACTCTCCTTTGCTGTCTTCTCTTTATGACAAGTACCACAAAGGCTTTGTAGGTTGTCTGGATCATCAGTACCACCAAAAGCTTTAGCCTTGATATGGTCAACGTCTGTTGCTGGTGATACACGACCAACGGCGCGGCAGTGCACGCATAGATAGCCGTCACGCTCTAATATACTTTCGCGTAACTTACGCCATGCATGACCATAACCACGCTCGGTTGTTGATCCTGTTCGGTCTTGCTGTTTACCCCAACCACTTCGCTTATGTGCATGATCATCACAATAGCCTTTCTGACTAGCGGACTTAACTAAGTTTGTGCATCCGAATTCTCGGCAGGGTCTGGACATTTGTCATTACCTTTTAAATCTGGTGTGGCACAACACGAGCCATGTAAAGAAAAATTCTTTAAGAGTTGTTTGGCATCTATGATGTTAGGTAGAGATAAAATCTTTTCATCTTCTTTTAATAACCATGTACCTTCTTTGGGTACATCCTTAACACCATCAATAGAAACACCAGTAACCCCTGAAAGATACTTATGCTCAAGAAATAGTTTTTCATCCTGAAGGTGTTGCATTTCCTCTTGTATTTCTTGCAGACGATTAAAAGCCTCATTGCGTTTAACCACTTCAAGATCAGTTAACAGTGCATCTATTTGCTCTTGATTGGTTGGATGCACCTCAATGATTGCCTTCCACGGCTGCCCCGGCTCCGCCACTAAAGTTATTTTGTTTACATGCTGGAGATATTCACCATTATCAAGTAAAACTTTTGTACCAGTGGAAAGAGTGGCAGTTCCTTTACTCTCTGGTGGAATGATGCTTACTATTCTAGGCATTGTTATTAATCCTCATTAAGCCAACATTCGCTAAATCTTCATCACTTAGCTGCTCAATGGCTATCGACTTATCTATTGCTGCCACATTTAAACCAGTTTTATCTGCTAATGTGCGCAATGCTTTATGGAAAGATTCCTGCTGGTGTGATGAGACAAATCTTGTTGAGTCGTATTTAACTAATAGATATTTGGTGTCAGGTTTGATCTGCTCAATATTAAAATTCATAACATCACCCATCCAAAGACTTAGCTTTTTGTGGTGGCTCAACATCATCAAACATTGCGAGCACCTCGCTAAGCTGCGCTGATTGTTCAGCATTGATTTGCATGATTATTGTGTTTTGCTCTATCAGCTTGTTTGTCTGCTTAACTAACTCAGTATTTTGCTTAATAAGTTCCAGAGCCACTTCTGCTAATGTTTTGTTATCTTCCACTCTTAGGCTCCTCACCTTTCAGCTCACGCAAATTACGTATACGTCCTTTCAGCCGAACAATTATTGAATCGATAGTGATTAGCTCGTCACGAGATAAACCAGTGCGTGAAAGGTTCTGATATTTCTCAAGCTCACACGAACAAAAATCCAGATCCTTTTTAACTTCTGATTTGTCAGCCATAGACACACTCCAAAAAAGAAAAGCCCCGCCAATAACTAGTATTCAGCGGGGCCATATATGCCGTAATCCGTCCGGCCAACCAACAAACTTTTAAGTGAACTTAATTAACTTTCAAATCAATATCAGGGATGATTGATTGAGGTTTAAACGCTACTTTGTAATGATACGTACTCACACCCTTACTGGTTAGCTGCTCAGAGAAATAAGTAACATTGTCAGAAATACCCAATGAATGTTTTTTAAATTCAGAATCACCTGTCTTACAAGTTACATCGACTTTCTTTTCACTTACTGCATCAAAAGAGCATTTACCTTCGATTGTAAGAATGTAGTCACCAGTAATGCCGTTATAAAAAACAATTCTTCGGTCTAGCTGGAAGTTGTCAGCAGCATAAGAAAGATTCTTAGAAGCTACTTGTGCATCACGCGAACATCCAACAAACATTAGGGCAGCAGCAAGACCTACACATAGCATTTTTGTTTTCATAATTACCTCGAATTACTTTTTATTAGGCAACAAAAAAGCCCACTGAAAAGTGAGCTTTTAACTAAAATCTTGCTGATCGACCATAACTTCGTCCAGCATATCACAAAAATATCAGAATGCAGTCTGGCTTGTCAACATTACCCCATCAATTTGCTTGTGAACTTAAAACGTGATGCCATGCGAACCAAACCAAGCATTTTGTCACGTTGTACCGAATATTCAGAAACACCAAGTTTTTTTGCTATTTCATCTTCCTTCTTGAAATCTACATGGTAAAGAACCACGCATTTAATCCAGTGCCTAACCTTTTTATTTTCTGTCTCCATCATGTGACTTAATAGATCCTCTACTGCCATCGCATGAAACACATCAATCTTACAACGAGGCGGCGCTCTAAAACGGCGGTCAACTTGCACACCATTCTCAGCATCAATGACATGACCAAGAATGCCTCTTGAACCTAAATAGGTTTCCCCATTACCGTCTAACAATAACCATGACCCGTATTGCTCCAAATGCCATTCAATCGGATGCTCATTCCAATCAATAGCAACTGTAAAATGTTTACGACCTTGACTTGCTGTAACTGCATTCATATTTATTAAGCCCCTGTGTTATGTTTTCTTACTTGAATATCGATTTGACCACCCGCCACAATTGGACGAGCGTTTACTGAAAGGCTTTTTACTTGAGAGTCGTCATCAATAAGCCCGCACTTGGTTAAAGCATCAAGGCAAGGTTTTAAAATATTATCGATGTCTCGTACTTTCTTGTCTGGCATGTGGTAATCGATAATGACCTGCACATCGCCTTTGTATTGAAGAGGCTGAATAAAACGCTTCATCACCTCAACAAAATGATTAGCCCGCTTACTTAAACGCTTACTGGTTTTTCCAGAATCAAGCCAATAATTGTTCATAGACGGCGGTATGATGTTTACGCTACAGCTAAGCAGCGTATTAACATCACATTCATAACTCTGGCCCTTAATTAAAAATGCTGGGATTTGTGGTGATGGATCTCTATTAGTCCGTTTTTTACCAGTCTTATTCTTGTCAACTGAAAAACGATAACTCCCCCATTTAGGCTTGATCATTTTCACCTCGGCGATTTTCAGTAGCTTCAATAATTGCCTCTGGTACAGAGTTGTCATTACTCTTATTGCCATATAAGAAATCTGATTCCCATTTGCGTTGCCATACAAAGTGAGAACCAATCCCATGACGTTTTAAAAATTCCTGTTCTGCTTTTGTGCGATTTTTGATATATCGCACAAGTATCCAAACACCAATGGCTAAACCTAGTGCAATTGAAATTAAAACCTTTAATGCTAGTGCTTCAAAAATTGTCATTTTGATTTTCCTTTATTGTGATAAACACGCTCGCCATTAACTGTTCCAAAACCACAGATAAGGCATGCAACGTCATAACCATGTGAGCATTTGAGTTGATAAACTGATTCGTAGTCGCGAATGTATCGTTTCAAATCTTTTATGTGCTGGTCTCTTTTAAATGAAGATTCGAAGTAAAGCTTTTTGCATCGTTCAATGCCGCCCCATCTGCTTATATAGCCCAAAGACTCCACCAAACGTTTAAGCTCAACCAAATCTACAAAATACTTCTCAAGATCTGCTGGGCTGACTTCTACACTTTGACCACATTGGAACTCATAACCCTCATTCCACTCGGTTGCGTTTTCTGGTGCTGAATCAACAATTTCCTTTGCGTATTTAAAGCCTTTATCCCTAATTAATTTTGCAGCTTTCATATTGATTCCCCATTTCTGTACGTTAAAACATGCATTGCTAACTTGCGTCTAAGTTCTTTATTCTCCTGTTCAAGCTCTTTGATTTTTCGGTCTTTCCAAAGCTCTTGCGGCAATGCTCTTTTGTTAATTGGTGTAATATCTGCGGTACAAATTTTCGGAGTTGATAGTTGCTTGTGCAGTTCGTCTAACTCCACTTTTCTTGCCCACTCATTTAGTTTGTGAAGTTCTGGATTAAAGCGCTTCTCCAGCTCTCTTCGTTGTTTCTCTAACCATTCAAGATCCATTTTTCACCCCGTGATCGCCAATTAGCCGCTCTGGTTTCATACCGCTTCCCTCATGGCTAAATGACGAACATCACCACCCCATTGCAAAGCCATAGCATTAGCAATGCCTTGAAATGTTAAGCTTCTAGCTTTTCTGCGTTCTTCTGCTGGTAGTTTCAAGGTATCCAAATGCCACGGACTATCAGTGCCTTTTCCGTTTTTGTATTTCACAATCGTTGGCTCAACCACATTAGTTGCCTGTAAAGCTGGCAAGCCTTTCAACCATAAACAGGTAGCTTTTCGCTCAGGATCGCCAAACATGTACGGATGAATAACTTGTGATGGCTTTTGATAGGTTTTGCTCATGCATCCAATAGGGTTTTCAATAGCCACCATTTCACACTCCAGATCCGTAAAGAGTTTGAAAAATGCTATTGCTTGTTCACGATCTTTCAGCCGGGTAATAGCTTTTTGCCCGTAACGCTCAACGTTAAACCAACGATTGCCAGCTACAGATAGAAAGGTGCAAGGAGGATGAGCAACAACAAGATCCCAACCTTTATACAAAACATCACGAACACGACCAGAGTATTCACACGCAACTAAAACTTTCATTTTTTTTGCTTGAGGTTTGAAATTCATATTCATACTGCCTCCTCCATTGCGTGGTAATACTGCGGATCCAAATCAAGAAAAGTTGATCTAGCCAAGTCGGTAGCTAATCGCACGGTCCCAACCGTTCCATTACGAGCCTTACCTACGATGATTTCCGCAATACCAGCGTCTTTACTTTCTTTGTTGTAAACCTCATCTCGATAAATAAACAAAATCACATCCGCATCTTGCTCAATCTGTCCTGAGTCACGAAGATCCGACATGATTGGGCGTTTGTTTGGTCTGTTTTCGAGTGAACGGTTTAATTGCGACAAAGCGACAACTGGGCAATTAAAATCTTTTGCAAGTTTCTTGAGTCCACGAGAAATATCACCCATCTCCTGAGTGGGGTTTCCCGTGCGCTGAGGCGGTGTCATGATTTGAAGGTAGTCAACCATTATCAAACCCACTTTCCCGTACTTACGGACCATTTTGCGCGCTTCTCGGCGTATGTCGCTTAGGCTTGGTGCGCTTTGGTCGTTAATTTCGATTTTTGTGTTGCCAATAATCGTCATTGCACGGTGAATTAAACCTGCATCCTCAGACTGAAAGCGGCCAGAGCGAATTTTCTTAAGTTCAATTTGACCTATGCCAGAAATGAGGCGTTCCATGATCTGCTCTTTGTTCATCTCGCCAGACATAAACAGAGCTGGTTCACCTTGATTCACTGAAACATCGCTCAAGATGTTTTGCGCCAGTGTTGTTTTACCCATCGAAGGACGAGCACCAATAATCACCAAGTCAGTTTGATCGATACAATCAAGCTTGTTATCTAACTCAAAGAAACCAGTTTTAATGCCGCGCTTAACCTCAACACCAGCGTGGATCTTTTCATGCTTATCAAGAATGTTTGCCAAGACCTGTTTTGATAGATCGCCTGCAGACATGGTTTTGTTTTCATGCGAATTACCATCAAGGCTAGATACCAACGTCTGAACTCGGTCTAAAGCTGCCTCAGCGCTATAGCTAACCGTATCAACCGCAACCACACCGATATTTTTTGATAACTCTTGGATCTTACGGCGAGTAGAGAAATCTTTAAGTTTTTTAACCAAGCTGCCAAGCATTGTGTAAACGACTGCGCCAGACATTAGCTCAATCATGTATTGCTCTGGTACGGTCTTAACTTCAAGCGTATGAGAGCGAATTAATTCCCAGATTAAAATCTCGTTATGTCCTTCGCCTTTTTCGTGCTGCTCCTTGATGTGTTTGAAAATGATTTGGTGACGGTCTGAATAGAAGTCAGAAACCTCAAGTGAATCGATATACTCACCAGCGCCTTGTTCGACCGTTAGCAATGTAACAAGCACTGATTGCTCAACCGGGATAGAAAATAAATCGATCATGCGTTCATCCCCTTAAAGCGTTTTGGCATTGTTGGGATGTGACGGCGTTGTGGATTTGCGTATTCAGGTGTTTCTGCTGATTGTGGTTGTTGCTCAACTAAACCAGCAGCTTTCAACCAGAAATCATTTTCCCAATGTTTTTTGTTCAACCATGCCGAAGGTGCTGGGATATATTCACCATCGTTTTTGATCCACTGGGAATCCAACTTGAATGCGTTCAAAATTGCGATGAGTTTTTCAAGTGAAATTACTCGAGTGTATTTTTCAAAAGTTTTAAAGGTTCCAGATTTATCTGATTTACGTTTGCAAGTCGGATATGCATTCCAGAAAATTTCAAATTCTTCTGAAAAATTCCCCTTTGTTTTTGTATTTGTTTTTATATTGTTATTGTGTGTCGGTTTTTCCGACAGCAACTTGTCGGTTTTTCCGACAGCAGAACCACTTTTGGTGTCGGAATTTCCGACAGCAGATTCGGTTTCGCTATCTGTTTTTCCGACAGCAGATTGCTCGGTGTCGGTTTTTCCGACAGCAATAATATTGTCAGTTAAAGTGTAATTTGACGGACGATTTACATAGGTAATTTTCTCAATAATTCCTAATCCGAGCAAAATATCAATACCAGCTAAAACCGCATCTTTTTTGTATCCTGTACCCTCCACAAGCTGAGAAATGCTTATATCATCATCAGTTTTATTCCAGCCGCGTGTTTTGCGAACAATGTACAAATAGCACGGTAAAGCCGCCCCTCTCATTTGGGCCATGAAACCTTTGTCAACAAGGTCATTAGGCAGCATAAATGCATTAGAGATAAAATTAGCCATGCTTCTTCTCCAGTTTCGCTAATGCGCCAAAAAGAACGCTGCTAATGTGTGTTTGCTGAACGTATGCACGACATACTGCGCACTTGTGCGGATCTACACAGGTGTGTGAATGGTTTTTAAATCCAAGGTGGTTTATGGCTTGGTTCACGCTATACCCTCCACTTTTGGGAGGCGTATAAAACGGCGTGTTTCGAGTTGCTTGACAATTCTTTTGCCCACAATCTCTTCGCCAATGAAATACGTCTGAGTTACTCTTGAATGTTTTTTTTCAAGCACAAGTGTTAATTTCTCACCTGCAACAAGACGATCTTTTATGTCTTTTGCTCTGCCTGAAAGCTTTTTGTTGTTGATGTAAAACTCCTCTTGAGCATCACGACAACGAATCATTTGTGAGAGTGGCATAGCTGCTAATTCAACCGCAGTATAAATACGCACTGGTGCAATAAGCTCCACATCAAATGCGATCGGATATTTTGGATCCTCGCCTTTGATCTGCACTCTTGTAGCTCTACTTGTCATTACTCACCGCCTTAGGAGCAACATAACCCCCAAACTCACGGATATGACCAGATTTAGACAAACTGGTGACTATTTGAGAGGCCATGAAATGGCTTATACGTAAACGGCGCATTAAAGATTGGCGCAACTCTTCTTTCGTAATAGCAGCGTTATTCTCATCGTAGCCTTTACTTTTAAGGTTAGATTTCTTAACAGCCATCAACTCATTAACAACCGCCATTGCTGGCTCATAAAACGATTGGACTTGGCTTGTTTGCTTAAAATCTGCTTGAGATTGAAATTGTGTGCTCATGAAACTTCCCCTATTGCTTGGTGTGCGCGATTGAGGTGCTTTAATTCGTCATGAGGAATAACTTGGCACTTTACAGAAATGTGATTAGCAAGATGGCGGTCATCGCCAAGATCTTCACCAATTAAACAAGTTCGGCACTGTTCCCCATTGAATTTAGAGCATTTGTTTTCACAAGGGTGTTGTGATAAATTAGTTTTCATATTCATTGACCTCGAAAATTAATGAATTGACAAAAGCTTGATTTCGCCGATCAAGCTTTTTCTTTTTGTGATTTGGAAATGTAATTTGAAGCTGCTGCCTTAAGAGCTTGTCGAAGTTGATGAATGTGATTCTCCATTTCTTCTAAAATCGCTTCCGTGTCTGCCAATTCTGCTGGCGTTACCACACCGTCTTCTAAAACGTTATGAACTTGCTGATTAGCTTGACCATTGTTGATATTGATATGCAGCAAGGTTTCAACGATGCTCACTTCATGCGATTTTTCATCAGCTTGATTAGCAGGAACCAATACAAAACCAAGCATGTGTGCCCACGCCTTAACTAATGCCGGGTTGCGGGTAAACTGAATCATTGCCTCAAGCTTTTTAATACTTGGTAAATGGGTTTCCATGTTTGGATTTGCGTAATTGAGTACGCTCTTGTATGAGTCACCAAGTACGTTTGCAATTTCTTGCGGCGTAATTCCCTGTGACTGGTGAACCATTTTGTAAATTGCCGTTTTAGCCTCTGGGCTTAAGTTGATTTCACTCATATGTGAATCCCTCTTTAAATTTCACGTATACGCACGTTTATTAATTTGTGAGAATTAGCTCACGGATTGGTTTTGCTTCTTAAGGTTCTTGCGAACATATTCCCAGTTGATATCTGGTCGTAGTTGTTCTGCCTTAACTTGACCCTGAGTAATTTCCTCAATTTTTAAACAGCGATCTTCTGGAATTTTCTCAGGGTTCCATTTGCTAGCAGCCCAAGGTGTAACCCCTATTTTTCGAGCTAAAGCTGAGATGCTCCCTGCAAAAGTCACAGCATTGGTGAATGCTTCATGTGGAGTAGTCATAAATGACACCAAAAAACCTACTTAAAGTAGAAAGCAATATACTACCAAAAATAGAATTGGTGCAACTAAAAATTGATAGTAAAATTCTACCCACAGTAGAAAAGAAGCCTATTTTGATGGAAGACGCTAAATACAAAGACTTTGCGGACCGACTCAACGCATTGATGAAGGCAAAAGACTCTCCAATTAAAACTATCAATGAGTTAAAAAAGGCTATTGGTGTTTCTTATGAGATGGCTCGTAGGTATACACTTGGTACAGCTAAACCAAGAATTGAAAAGCTACAAACATTAGCTGATATTTTTGGAGTAGAAATTAGTTACTTAGATCATGGTACTAAGTTAGACAATAATATCGATTTATCAGATAAAGTTGGTTTCGAAGGACGCAGAGTTCCAGTAATCTCTTGGGTTGCGGCTGGTTCATTTACACCGATTGAGACAGTTTTGAAAGATACGGAAATTGAAGAATATTTACCGCCAAATAGAAGATGCGGAAAAAATGGATATGCTTTAAAAGTAGTAGGATATTCTATGGCTCCAACCTTTCTACCGGGTGATAGAATTTATGTTAATCCAGACATTCAAACATTCGACCTTAAAACAGATGATCTTGTTATTGTTGCCTGTGCTGGTGATTCAGAAGCTACATTTAAAAAGCTAATCATTGAGGGTGAGGGAACTAGCAAATTCCTAGAGCCTTTAAACCCTGATTGGCCCGATAAAATTATTAAACTTTCAGAAGATTGCCGTTTAGTTGGTAAGGTGGTTGGTCTATATAGAGATATTTACTAATATTCAGCCCCCAATCTTTGAAACCAAATATTAATCTTTTTCTTTTAGCCCACTTTTTGTGGGTTTTTTATTATTCAAAATTAAATATATTCAACTTTTAGTAGAAAATAATTGCTACTTCATATTGACTTAATTTCTACTTAAAGTAGTATTTATCTCGTAGACAACAAAAGCCCCGCACGGCGAACACTGCGCGGCATTTAATACGAGGTCAATATGAAAGTAAGAACAATAGAGAGTCAAACGACTCGCCCATGCTGCACTCAGCCTCAGCCATCAGATTTCCGGCATAGCTGGCGCGATCACTTTTGGCCGAACTTTAAGCACACCATGCTTGTATTTGCCATTATGTTTGCTGGTTATCTGTTTTTTGTTGGCTTAGTTGCTTTGTATGCAATTGTACGAGGTGGCTAATCATGTTTTACAAAACTAATAAACCAGAAGCTATTGAAGCACATGTTCAGTTTTTTAAAGAAAAAGCTGCTCTTCATGAGTCTGCAAGAAAATTTGCAGCAGAGTATGACGCAACCGAAGTTGTTTTACATAATCGCTGCCAAATCTTTTTTGCTGGCCTTCAATTAAAAACATCAAACAAAGTTAATTTGCATGTTTGGCGAAAGCCCGCTGTTCACTATTACAACATTAGCCATCTTCGTGTTAAGGCAACCAAGAAAGAACATAAAGCTGAATGGGAAAGAGAAAAAGAGCGATATGCAGAGTTGTTAAAAAAACACTTTCCAAATGGCGAAAAGGTTTCACTTGAGCCGTTTTTTAACTCACTAGGAATTTCTGCAGGCAGCCTAATTATGAGTGGTTTTGGTTGGTTCGTTCATGATGGATGGATGTATATCGATACCAGTCTGAAACTGGACCACTTAACTGAAATTTTGGGTTCTGAATATCTCGCTGCACAGCAAGCAAAAACCAAATCTGAGAAGGAGGCTGTCTAATGGGATTAGCTAGATTTTCTGCAAAGCTCAACTACACCTCCGAATATGGTTGTGCATATCAAGAAACGTATAAACAGAGCCAAGACAATCCGGATGCCAAGAAAGTTTTTTTGGATTTGGTTGAACACTTAGCTTGGATGGGTGCGGTTGGTGGTCAAGCATCCGAAGTTGTTGAGGCTTTTAATAAAGGTCATAAACAAGGCTTAGAACGTCGTAAAGAATTAGATAAACAAGAGGCGGTTTCAAATGAAGATGTTAAATAAAAGCGAAGCTAAGCTTGCATGGGCAAACGGCGAACCGCTTCTTATAAACAATAACGGCTGGACAGACTTTCACCCTCTTGAGTGGAGCATTTCAGTATTTGATAAATATGAATTTGCCCTAAAACCTCGTGAAATTAAAATTGGTGAAATGCTGGTCCCTGAGCCTATTAGAGAAGCACCGAAGAAAGGAACTGTTTGCTTCTCCCCTTCTATTTTGACTGAAAAGGCTTACCAGCAGTTTAAATGGCGTGACTCTAAGCAAGATAAGTTGCTTCTTGAGCGTGGCATGGTCCATTTAGATGAGTTCAATGTAATTAAGCATGCGGTTGCTTTGGTTCGGATAAGCGGTGGTAGTTGCGTAATCAACTTGGATGCTCAGTCTGACGATTCAGCTATTGAGGTGAGTGCGGATATTCCAGATCCATCAGAAGTTGAGCTTTGTTTAGGTACGCATTTTAAAGATGGTGAAGCGCCAAAAGAACAATCTTTGGAATTAACTTCTGAATCAAATTATGAAGTTGAATTGAAAAGCCTGTTGGATGAATTGGAAAACACTACTTCACCAGGAAGCGCCAATGATTTAGTTAGTCGCACACGCCACTGGAGCGAAGAGCAACGCAAACCATTATTGGATGCGATTAATAAGCGCCTAACAACTTTTACTCAGCCACAAGCCAAAGAACCGCCATCACTAATGGTTCAAATACAAACGGCTCCAGACTTAGCAACCTTAGATATTCTTGAGGTTGATATAGGTGGCAAACCGCAAGAAATCCAAACGAAATTGATGGATTTTGTCAAAAAACGCCGATTTGAGTTGATGGAAGCTGCAAAAACAGCAAGCGAGGTTTCACATGCCGTTTGAATGGATTAATCAAAATTATGGTGTTAAGGCCGAGATCGGACTGTGTGTAAACGTTGATGGCAAGCCGGGGATTATTGCGAAGGATTGCGGGAATTATTTGGGCGTCAATTTTGATGAGGATAAACCCGGAGTTATCCGCAATTGTCATCCAACTTGGAAGGTTGAATATCTTGGAATGGGAAAAATTCGCCAAATGACCGCAGGTCAGAAACGATACCAAGAGTTTTTAAATGCTGATTGGTTTGACGGCAACTTTGCTCAATGGCTTGGGGTGGATAAGGAGTCAAGAGATCGCCGCGAATTTGCAAAAAGATATGGTTACTAGGGGCTGATGGATGAATGCACAAATTTTAGATCCATGCTGCGGCTCAAAGATGATGTGGTTTGACCGTAACAATCCAAACGTAATTTATGGGGATATCAGAAAAGAAGAACATACATTGTGTGATGGTCGCTCTTTAGTGATTGAACCAGATGTGATGATGGACTTCCGTGACATGCCATTTAAAGACGGCCAATTCACTTTAGTTGTGTTTGACCCGCCTCACCTAGTGAAGGCTGGCAAACAAAGTTGGTTAGCCGCCAAGTATGGAAAGTTATCAGAAGATTGGCGCGAAGATATTCGTAAAGGTTTTGCAGAGTGCTTTCGCGTGTTGGCTAATGGTGGTGTTTTAATTTTCAAATGGAATGAAACACAGATCAAAGTTAGTGAGCTTTTAGAACTGACAGATCAAAAACCATTGTTTGGACACATTAGTGGAAAACGCAGCAATACGCATTGGATTACTTTTATGAAAATTGAGGTAGCTGAGGGATGAAATATCAAATACAACCAACACAAGTACCAGATGATCTTTCAGGCTGCTGGTTTCATCCTGATATTGAACAGCATGACACTATTGGAGACCACGCTGAGTTTTATACAAAAGAACAATGGGCACAACTGCAAAAGAATCTTGGTATTTCAATACTAATTGAACGTTTTGATTATATGGAAATCGAGGAAATACCCGATGAAGACTCCGGTGATTGGTCTAAATGGAAACCAAAAGCACCAAAACAAAACTTGTTTTTAATAGCAGCTTTTGATTCTGAGGATGGCCCCATTCTTTGGTGGGCAAATCCGAATCAAGTTAATTAATCAATAGATCTGGAGGGGAATATGCCAAATGAAATTTTAGAAGCTTTACTTGAACTTGGCTTGACCCCTATAGATTGGGTTGATGCAAGTCAATTTTCAAAGCTAACAGGTATTGAAGAGCAAAAACTATTTCATAGGCGCAAAAATTGGCCGGAGGATCTAGTTTGGGCCAAGCAAGATGGCAATATTTATTATTCGATCAGAGGCTATAACAAATGGCTGACGGAGCAAGCGCAAAGTCGCTACCAAAAGGCGTGCGGATTAGATCAGGAGCAATCCAAATCTATTTTGAGCGAAACAAGCAAGCCTACAACATCACGTTACCACACCCCCCGACTGCGGAAGGTATTAGCGCAGCCGCTAAAATTAGAAGCCAATTAATTACAAAGGCTGAGTGGGGAATTTTAACCGATAAAGATATTGCTGAGGCTAAAGGAGAAACGATTGATAAAAAGCACCTCATCCTCAATAGCAATGAGGTGCTTTTTCAAGAAGTAGCACAGAAGTATTTGCGCCAGTGCGAGGCGAATTTAGACTCTAGAAAGGGTTATGTAAGAATTCTGAATTGTCACTGGATGCCACACTTTGCACTAAGACCAATAAATCAAATCACTAATGATGAAATAAGAGATTTGATTATCGATAAAAACTTCAAGACAGCCAAAACCCTTAATAACAGCTTAATACCTTTGCGCGGTGTATTTGAGACGGCAATGAATAGCAAGTTGATTTTGGATAATCCAATGCATGGCATTGAGAATAAGAGGATCCAGCAAGCTATACCTGATCCTTTTAGCAGAGCGGAAATGAATGCTTTGCTGAAATGGCTTGATGTAAATCTTGAGGGCACAAACCGTCTTTACTATTGGTATTACGAGCTTGCTTTTTGGTCTGGATGTCGCCCTTCTGAACTTTTTGCTTTGCGCTGGAATGATATTGACTGGTTCAATGGAACAATGCGAATCAGTAAGAGCCGGGTACGGGGTTATGAGAAATCGGTAACGAAAACTCATACAGTACGGGATGTATATTTGAATGACAGATCTACACGCGCCCTAACTGAAATACAAAAGCTTGGGCTAAGTAGAGACTATGTGATGATTTGCCCTGAAACTGGCCTACCTTTCTATGATGAAAGACCGCCAAGATTCAGGCTAAATGAGGCAATGAAGGCTTGTAGGATTCGTCACAGACCTGCTTATAACGCTCGGCATACCTATGCAACAATGATGCTTATGGATGGTGTGAACCCTGTGTTTGTAGCTGATCAAATGGGTCATAGTTTGCAAATGCTAATGAAGCGCTATGCGAAATGGATGCACGGCGACAAGAATAAAATTGAGATGGCTAAACTCAACACATCTTGACAGGTTTTATGACAGGCTGAGGTGAGAAACAATCATATTCTATTAGATTGAAAATTGTTAAGTTATTGATTTTTAACAATGGCAACTATATAGAGTATGATTGTATCTTATCTGAGTGGGTTCGAGTCCCGCAGGGCGCACAAACCTAATAGCAAAATATAAAATAATTTAGTTAAAATTATTTTATATTCAAATATATAAATATTAATCATAGAAGAATATAGATAAATATATAAGGATATAGTTGCAATGTTTAAGGATATGATTGAGGATATATGGAGTTCTACTCAATATGTATCCTTATTCTGCTATGGCTAAGAAAACTATTCCGCTATCCGACTCCAAATGCACTGGTGCAAAGCCGCAGGAAAAGGATTATTCCTTATACGATGGTCATGGGTTGATTCTATTCATTCGTAAAAGTGGCTCAAAAGTATGGCGATTTAAATATAAAAGAGCTAATGGTAAAGATGGCTTAATGACTTTGGGCAACTTCCCTGCTTTAAGTTTAAAAGCTGCCAGAGATAAGCGCCGTGAATTGGAGACACTATTAGCTAATGGAATAGATCCAATTGAATACAACGAAATACAAAAGGCTAAACTAGACAATAAATATAATTTTGAATCTATAGCTCGAGAATGGCATACAGCATATAAAAGTACTGGACGTTGGGGAACTGAAACAGCAGAAAGGGCTCTTAAGAATATGGAAGAGTATGTTTTCCCAAAACTTGGGAAAAAGCCTATTGATGCAATCAAGCCAAAAGAACTAATTCAAGTAATCAAAAGTATTGAAGACTTAGGTTATACCGAAGTTGTAAAAAAAACCCGGCAACGGCTAACAAGTATTTTTGCATTTGCAATGTCGAAAGGATTTATTGAAAGTAATCCAGCCTATGGTCTTCAAGATATTTTCATCCTTTCAAAGAAAACCAAACATCATCCTCAATTACCATTAGAAAGATTGCCCGAGTTACAAGCTAAATTAGCTTCCGACACTGGTCATCCACTTACTCGGCTATGTGTTGAATTTGCCTTACATACTTTTGCTCGTTCAAGTGAAATCAGATTTGCAAGGTGGGAAGAGTTTGATTTTGAAAAAGCTATTTGGACCATTCCCCCAACTAGAGATTTTGTAGAAGGTTATAAATACTCTTATCGCGGTGCGAAAATGAAAACACCTCATTTAATTCCTCTATCAAACCAAGCACTAGCTATAATAAAAGAGGTCTACAAATACAGCGGACACACTCAAAATGTTTTTCCTAAAAACGGTGATCCGCATGGCTTTATGAGTGAATCAACTATCAATAAAACTCTACGCCGTCTCGGATATGATACAAATACAGAAGTTTGTGGGCACGGCTTTAGAGGTATGGCCTGTGCAGCCCTAATTCAAAGTAAACTATTCCAGAAAGATGCTGTTGAAAAACAAATGAGTCATCAAGAGCGTAATAATGTACGACTTGCATATACCCATAAAGCAGAGTTCTTAGAAGAAAGAAAAACAATGCTCAATTGGTGGAGTAGTTATTTAGATGTGACTAAAGAAACAAGTATTAGTCCATATGATTATACAGCACAGATTTTAGGTGAAGAGATCATACAATTTAAGTATGCAAAATTGATGAAATAATCAATTTTAACAGTTTGCTAAGCCTAGCTCGACGGAGCGAAAGTCAGATACCCAATCTGATTGGCTTAGCTCCTATTTTGGGATGCCTTGGGAGGCAGAATGAAGAATTTCTATACTTTAGAAGAGGTGTTATCTGCCTCAGATGAGCCATTATCTCTCTTAGATATTATTGATTATTGCCGAAGAAGCATGCTGCATCCGTGTGTATATCTTGATGGTAATTTAGTCTGTATAGAAGAAACTCGCGAACACCATAGTGAGGATAAAAGAGATTATCCTGAACATGTAGTGGAGGCTAAATGGCACGTACCATTTCAAGGATATGTTTTTAGTCAGGATCTGATTGAGCAATTACGATCAAAAAACCAAACTTTTAATCTATTAAAAATTGATCAAATTATATCTCAATATTCTGAAATACCACTTAATGAACCAGAACTTAACCAATCTCTTCACGTATATGAGCGTAGGTATGATGATGACGTTAAGGATTTTTTTTGGATTAGGGATATGAAGGATGAGGAATACAAAGGAATTGAATATTCTAAAAAAGAGATAGTGTTTCATATTGAAGAGTTAAAAAGAATAAATTTTAATGATCCTGATAAAAGAAAGTTTGACGCCTTACGGCGTGAATACAATCATGAAGAATATAAACATCTACTATTCTCAAAACCATCATTCTCAATTCATGAAGCAGCTTCAATTGTTTCTATGAATAATCCACTATTCGTAGAAGTTTATCGAGATCAACCGAATTTCGTTAAATACTTTCAGCATTATTTACATTCTTATAATTTAATTAGCTCATGGTCTGAAGATGGCATTTTAGGTGAATCAGAAATGATCCCTGCTGAATTATTAAAAGAGACTCTTAAGAAAAACAAAATTCTTATCCAGAGTTTTAATGCGCATCTAATAATAATGGAAGAAGGTAATCTCACTGTCGAGCACAAAAGAATTAATGAGCAAAATGAAGAAATAGAAAGACTGAGAGAAACTATTAAAAACTTAAATACACAAATTGAGCAATTACAGTCGGAACAATCATTAGAGCCAGTAAAGTCATATAACCTACTAGATTTAATTCTAGACAGCACTGACAATGAAAGATACGCGCCTGATCTAGCTTATGCTATTCAATTATGGGAATCAGTTTATGTTACTAACCCCAAATCAGGCAAGCATAGTAATAAAGCAAATATTTGGATCAAAAATAATACACCCTATTCCGGCGATCGAGATGATACGTATACGCGCAGACTACGAGATATAACATCACCGTTAATTGGATGGCATGATGATAGAAAAAAATTATTAATCAACAATTAACTAAGCTATTGAATTTTAAAACCTTAAAACTACGTACGTAAAATTACGTACGTAGTTTTTTGCATTTACGTGCTATGCGTCCGTACGATCAAAACTGTTTAGATACAACCAAGCGTTAGAAATATATGGTTGTAATTATGCTTCAAATAACTCCAATTCGAATTCAATTCAGTACTGTATGCCAATTACTTGATGTAACCCGTGAGTCTCTTCGACACACTATTCGTAAAGACCCCACGTTTCCAAAGCCAATGAAAATGGGGACCACAAAACAAGCTCCCGTTTTCTTTGACTATCAAGAGATTGTTGAGTGGCATAACAGCAAAAAAACTGTTGCTGCAGAAATGGAGGCTTAAACCATGAATGCTCCTATTGGTTTAATTTTACCTTCTCAACAAATGTTGAGTTCAGATATCGCTCTCATTACCAATATACGTTTAGACTCCGTCAAAAGAACAATTGAACGTTTAGCAGAACGCCGTGTTATTACTTTACCACCAACGGTGGAAAAGCCTACAGCTGGACGCACAAGCACCGAATATGTATTTTCTGGTGAACAAGGTAAGGTGGATTCGATAACAGTAGTAGCTCAACTCTGCCCAGAATTTACTGCTGCGATTGTGAAACGTTGGTATGAACTTGAACAGCAAACACCAGCATTTGATATCAACAATCCACAGCACCTTTTACAGGCTATTGAAGTTCAAGCCAAACAGAATCTACGGCTAACAGCAGAAAACAAAACCTTGTCACAAGCAATAGAAACTATCACTCATACTGAACACGGCGTAAAATTCCAGCAAGCATGTAAAATTCTGAATGTTAAGCAGCAAGTGTTAGCTGAATGGCTTAGAAAACACAACTGGGATCGCTATCTAAATAATGCTAGGGCTTCAACTTATTACAGTGAAAGTCGAGGGTACTGTGAAACCAAATATTCACTTAAAGAAGGTGTAAAATCCTCTGGCCAACCATATAGTTATACTCAAACCGAGTTTTTCATTCTGCCAAAAGGTATGCAAATTTTGGCTAAAAGGTTTGGAGAATCTTTATGACATATCCAACTATTTTTAGCCTTGCCCTTTTCAAATTAATTTTATTGATCTATATTACAAGTGTCTGGTGCAAAATCATCAGATCAGCTTTGGTCGGCTGTTTATATCTAGGCGCACAGTCCGCTTTCAGGGCTTTTTTTGTGCGTAATCCTTCCGCATCTGTGTCTTATGGCAGGGCCGAAGGGGGACACTTTCGAGTGTGCGAGTCACCTAGATTACTCGTCGACCAACCCCCTTTTGCTTTGCCACCATATCTCTTGGTCGTGATAATTGGCAAAGCTTCTAATAATCTAGGAGCGCATTCATCATGAACGCTAAAGTACAAATTCAATTACAAGAGCAATTAGTCCCTTTCTATAATGCTACTAATTATTTAAATGCTTATAAAATTGCATATGAAACGGCTACTCAACTTCGCACTCTACTCAATCAAATTAGTAAGTCTGCAATCTTCGTTAAAACCTATGCTGAAGAGCATAATTTAGATAATTCAATCTTCATAGAGGTTGAAAATTTAATCGCAATCTCGCTTCAACTTTCCAACTCTTATGCTGATACATGTAACGCTGTGATTAAAAGACATCGTAAAGCACCACATGATCAATACGACGCTGGTGATCTAAATGAAGCTTACGCACTTGCTCATGAATATACGACCTGGTTAGAAACTTTAATTTCTAAAATTAGAATAGAAGTTAAGTTGGTTAAAGAAGCAGTAAAAGATGTCATTCACAGCTCTGTCTTTGCGACACTTGAAAGTTTAATTAATATTGCTGAGTACTTTGCTGAAATCAATGTTAATACTTTTTCTATTGAAAGTGAAAAGTATGAAGCTGAATTTGAGGTATCTAAAAATGGATAAACCTCAAGTTTCAATCAATAAAAATTCGGTTCAGCCAAGTGCAGAACCAAAACCAACCTCACAATCTTCTACATATGTAGAATCCGTCCGAATGACACCTGAGCGCATCCTTAACGCCGTAATTAAAACAACTCGGCAAGGAGGGTCGAGTGAGCATTGATGCAACAAGATGGGCTTGGACTGCTCCAGTAAATAACTCATCACAGCGTCTCGTTCTGCTTTCATTAGCAGACCGGGCTGGTGAAGATCATACAGCGTGGCCGAGTATCGATCGCTTGGCAAAAGATACTGTTCTAGACAAGAAAACAGTTCAGAAAGTTCTTATAGAGCTAATCAATCTTGATCTGGTGAAAGATACTGGAGAGCGTACAGGACCGACAAAACGAGTACGTATTCTCAAGCTAAACGGCGTAAAAGGGCGCGGAGAATCAACCCAGAATCGGGATATTTCAAGTGCTAAAAAGGCTATTAAATCTAAACCTAATCAATCCGAAAACGGGAACATTCAACACTCCCAAAAACGGAATGATTCCAAAAATGGGAATGATCCCGAAAACGGTGCATTGAATAACCCCAAAAATGGGATGTTAAACGATCCCAAAAACGGGATGCAGAATCTATCAGGGAATCTACCAATGAATCTCTCTCAAGAACATAAGTGGATTCCTGATGTAGATCAGTTGATAACAAAGATAAAGATGGCAGGTCATGGCAACAATATAGACCTAATCTTTGGCCTACCTAGCTTTGAATTCGAGTTGAGTGCATTCAATTCTTATTTTGATAATAGCGGACTATCTGACAGTAAAAAACTACATAAGTTCACGGCTTGGATCGTAGACAAGTTTGATCGCTACAAAAAGCAGAATCCAGAATATGGCAGTCAGTCTCCGATCGGACAGCAAGCTATTACTGCTCGGCCATTTATCAATTTGCCGACTAAGCCTAAAAGCTTATTAGGAGATGCTCAATGAATACATCAATCCACAACTTACAAATTGAGCAAGCTGTTCTGGCAGCATTGATGACTGTAGCAAATTCATATAATCAGGTTGAAAGCTTGCTAACTGAAGAAGATTTTCATGCTACACGCCACAAAATGATTTTTAGCGCCATAGTTGATCTGGATTCAAAAAATTCGCCTTATGATGCCGTATTGGTAAACCAATGGCTAGAAATGCATGGATACTCAGAAGCTGCTGGTGGTGAGCAATACATCATGCAGCTTCTAGGTGATGCACCTTCAAGCTTTTATAACCTGATGTCGTATGCTGAGAAACTAAAAGATCTTACGACTTGCCGCAAAGTTGAAGCACAAGCCCATAAGGTCATTCAAAGTGCCCGTAGTTTGACCGTAAGTCGTGGTGATTTAGTTTTGAATGCACAGACAGCCTTTGCGGAAATAAGTACAGAACAAGGTAGTGAAAACCTTTTCCATATTCATGATGCCGCAAACAATACGTTTGTTGAGATGCACCGAAAAATGGAAGCTGCGATTGCTGGCAAAACACTAATTAATGGTATTCAGACTGGGATATATGACCTTGATAAAAAGCTTGGTGATGTTGAGCCCGGTTGCCTAATGGTAGTGGCTGCACGTCCAGCAATGGGTAAAACAACGATGCTTCAACTCATTGCAAATCATGTAGCAGTCATTCAGAAAAAGCCTACCCTTATCATGTCTGGTGAGATGCCAAAAGAACAAATTGCTATGCGTCTCTGTTGTGCCATTGCACCAGCAGATATTGGGATAGTACGCAACTCCCCTCACCTTTTGCCTAAAGACGAATTTACGGCGTATACCAATGCTGTTGTAATGCTTCAAAATGTACCGATGTATATCAATGATACGTCTCGCCCCTCGATAGCGAATATTAGGGAATCTATCCGTAAAGTAAAACATCAGTACGGCGCCGTTGGTGTGGTGCTGGTGGATTACCTTCAGATCATGAAGACTACAAAACAGTTTGCCCGAGAAGATTTAAAGATTGCATACTTCACTGGTGAACTTAAAGCCATGGCCAAAGAGTTTGATTGCGTCATAGTCCTATTATCTCAGCTCAACCGTGAACTAGAGAAGCGTCCAAACAAACGCCCAATGCTGTCGGATCTACGTGAATCCGGTGCAATTGAACAGGATGCAGACCAGATCGTTTTCTTATACCGAGATGAGATCTATAACAAGGAATCTCAATATCGAGGTATTGCTGAGGCCATAGTAGGGAAAAACCGCCACGGTGAACCGGGTACTGCGTACATGTATGCTCAATTGAAATATTGCCAATTTACAAACTTAGACCATGAATCGCTTAATCAAATTCAAGGAGCAACAATATGATGTTTGTAGATAACAGTTGTATAGACTCGACTGTATTTAAGAAATCACCTGCTGAAAGATTTAAAAATCTTAGAACCCAGAAAAAAGTAAAGGAGTTCTTCATCAAGCGCCGAGGCTATAAACGCCCAGATTTCAACCGCATGATTCTAGATTTAGGCCGCTTAGGATGGTCACATGAGAAAATAGCCTTTGTATTACCAATATCTGGTGCATCTACTGTAAGTGAATGGGCACGTGGTGGGGTTCCTAACTATGAAAATGGTGAAGCATTTATTGAACTTTGGAAGAGTGAAACTGGGATTGAAAGATTCCCACGTGAAGGCGAATGGCAGACTTATAAATACAAGCTTGGTCAGCAAGACTTTTTAGATGAGTTAGACGGCGTTATTGATCATTAAAATGAGAAATCACAAAAATAAAAAACAATGTTTCAATACCGTGTAGTTTTTTAATCTCTTATTTTTGTCTATAGGATTTACAGAGCCTATTACTAAGTTTATTAAGAGCTGATTGATTGGTAAATTCAAAGAAGCAAGTGGTAATATATTGAATTCAATTATCTTGTTCATTAAATAGAATTAATATGTGGAATTATTTAGTAAGTTTTTCTACTTGGGCGGAAAATAACTCAGGGCAAATACAGATAGTTATTGCTGTAGTTGCCTTGTGGTTAGCTATATTAGGTTATAAAAAAGTTATAAAACAAATTCAGATGGCTAAAGAGCAAGAAGAACAGAACTATCAGCAGCGTAATTATGAAATTAAAATTGAAGTGATTAATTTACTTTTTAAGATTTCAGATTCAATTCATAAGAAATTAAAAGGTCTTTATGACCTACAAACTGGTTTAAAAAACAGTGAAGAAGATTTTAAAACCAAAGAAGAATCAATTCTGTTAAACGATACACTTAAAACAGTTCAAGAGAAAATCGATAAAACATTAGAGATTAGAGAACAATTAAACAGCACATTAGAGAGTTTTATTAAAAAAGACGATATTGACTATAAGCTATTTGAAAAAAAATTAAATACTCTTTATTTAGCACTAATTAAAGAAAATAAGGAGACTAATGAGGTTGATCTTCTAAAAGCTGAATTCTTTATTGAGGATTAGTTCTCGATACCAAACGACTAACCTAAACACCACTCAAACAACACTAGCCCTATTCACTACGAATAGAGCTTTTTCACGTGTAACATCTTCTAAATTTATCGTGTAACACCTCAAAAAATGTCATGTAACACCCTTAAATTGTCCATTTTTTATCGTGTAACAGTAGATTTTTATATTTTTTGACCAATTTAATAATAATCTCTCATATCCTTGAGGAGAGAAATTGTTAGGCCTGTATTCTGAATTTTTCTTTCATTAGAAATATATTTATTTTTCTCATTTTTATAAGAGTACTGCATCTTTTTTGAATCGATCATTTTGGCTAAGAATTTCTTAACTTCGACCTTATCAACAATACGGTAAGTTGCCTCAAAACTAGGCTCCTTATCAAATGCCACTATATAGCGTCCCCCACCTCTTGGCTTATTTTCCATTTCAATAATATATCCTAACGAGCCCAACAAAATTTTGAATTCCCCTCTCTGTGCTCCGCATATAACTGCATTCATATTATAATTATCTTTGTAAGAGTTACAGCTTAAAAACCAGTAATTATCACCGCTCTTGTTTGGAATCGACTCACTATCAAATAGGGCTAAAGTTAGTAATCCATTCTCTTTAGCTGAAATAAATTTAACTCCATTGATAGATCCTTCTTTAGGTGTCCCATCAGAGTTAAAGATATCAGCTATATCAAATTCTGAAGCTGCCACAGCGATACAATTAAATGCACTAAAGCATGCTAAAGACATTAATACCTTAAGTAAAAATTTATTCATTTCTTTCATTTTTAAAGTGTGATAGTTAATACCATATTATAAAAAAGGAGCTGAAGCTCCTAATTTTATTCTGATAAATCCCACCAGTAACTATTACCCAAGTTCTCAAGCCGTTGCTGTGTTCTTGGTAAATAATCAGGATCAATCATATTCTGCATTTTAGAAAACAGCATACGATCAACTACCAACTTACTGTACCAAAGGTTCTGCAATGGAATATTACTCTTCAATGTATTTGCCACTTCCATCATCCGAGTAGACTCTTTGCCCTCAATTATGTTGTTCCCCATACCTGTGAGCAACATACCCAGCTTCATACTCTGGCCTAATAATGGACCGCTGATAAAGTCTGAGGCACTTCGACCAGTTGGATCTGAAAGCGCAGACATGATGTCACCTAGGAATGAAAGTCCTCCACCTTTAAGAAGTGACTTACCAAAGAAATCAATCGTAAATACAGGCTCTGGATTCTTACCATTGGCCAAGTTCTGGGTCTGAACGATCAATGCACCTGCTAAAGTTTGATAAGCCAGTAGCGAAGCTAGGAACGTCACCCGACTCTTAATATCTCCCTGAGCAAAGGCACGATGACCAATACGGAACATATAAGCCAATGGGAAGCCTTTGAACTGGAATAGGGTTCGGCCCAATTCCCCTTGGATAGTTCCGGCTTCACCTAAGTTAATGATGCTACGTTCACGTACACCTGCTTCGATAATAGCGACTGACTCCTCATTAAAGATATGAGTCTGGTATTTCATAGCAGCTTTATACCGGAAGTCAGCCAGTGCATTAGCATTGTCCTGCTTGTCCAGTGGCAAGAACTGCTTAATCACATCATCTGGTGCATTAAAGAAGTCATTCTGCGAAAGTACCGCCGTCCCATCTTCACGCTTACTTGGCTCCAGCTGCTGCCACAACTGCCAGTCACGTTCGGTAATACCGTTCCCCTGCAGGATCTTAAGATCATCTGCACCAAGATCCTTCCAATCCGTTTTACGGGTCATTTCAGCAAGCTTATTCATATGCACCAGATTAAGCGCTCGTTTCGCTCCTGCGGTGACGGCGTTCAGTCCTGATAGTTTCATAGTTGTTGCAGCAAAAGCCTGCATACGTGCATTAAAGCGGCCTGACTTGGTAGCACTACTGACAATATCAGCATCACCGAAACGGGTCATTGAACCGGCCATTTCGTTAATCCCAAGGCCAAACCGCAATGCTTCATCACGTGTGGCACCCTGTTTCAATTGCTTCATGTATTCAGGGAGGATCGATTTGGTATAGGACAGGCCCAGCATATTAGCGACCTTCTTCATACTGGCATGGTCGCCAAAGGTCGTCAGCGTGGTGCCACCTAATTTAGATGCAACCATTAAGGCACGTAATCCACCCATAACGTTACCTAAGGTTGAATCAATCGCCCGGGTATTGGCATCCAGAGTGTTATACATGGACATGGCCCGATGAGCCTGCTTATCAATCTCACCATGTTTCATGCCATTCTGTGGATCTGCTTTCAGTTTGATCTTGGCTTCATCCAATAACGACTCAAATGTATTACGAGGATTGGATCCAAGGTTCTGCATCATGGCCACTTCTGTACTCATGCGGTGAGTATGGTTTTTCAGAATCTCATGAAACCCTGCTTCATCATAAGTTCCATATTTCTTCTGATACGCCAGCCATGCGTCACCATCCTTGAAATGCAAAGCCCTGGACTCTTGGTGACGATTCGCCATCTTGGAGCGACCACCTACAGGCGATGCCCCTGCTTTGGCCTGTTTATTCAGTATCAGTAAGTCTTTGTTAGCGCCGTTGGTTGAGATGGTTTTATAAATCTCCTCAAGCATGGATTTAAGCTCCAGCTCATCCATCAACTCACCAGTCTCTTTGACATACTGATTACGATCTACTCCAGCCAATGCATCGTTCACCCATTCTGATTGATCTGTTAGGGCTACTTTCTTCTGATCATGTGATGTCATAAAGCCAAAGTTATCGAGCTTCTTAATATTCCCACCAGCCCGGTTGAAGGCTAAACGCATTTCCTCCAGGGCTGCACTTACTTCCTTGGCAATCGCCGTAATTTCTGGATTATCAGATTTGCCACCAAACATGACCCGGATAATGTCGTCAGTCATTGCCTTGTTCACTGACATACCAAAGCGCTCTTGTGTCTTGGTAAACACATCGGCAACCAATGACATCCAGCGGCTATGCAATGCTTGAGATTGTTTCTCTATAGACTGGATACCACTCTGATCCGAGAAGTATGCAATCTTCCGCATTAAAGCTTGGACCGGGTTTAATTTAGGATGGTTATAGATTTCGTTCTGTAGCTGAGCCTTGATGATGGCATCCCGGGCAATGTTCTGATTGTTCTTAGCGATCTGGACGGCGAGATCCGTAGCAGTTTTCTGCGCAATCGCTTCAGCACGTTCAGCAGGACTTTTAAACATCCAATCAGGATCTGTTCTGGCCAGAGTATTTTGTGCCCGGATATACAGTGATGAAATACGATTACTATCAGCTGCACTTAATTTTCTTTTACCTAATGCCTTTGCAACTTGTTCTCTACATTCAGCTCTCATGCTGCTTCACTCCCAAATCTTAATGCGCAGCTTGCCAATGCTTTCACTGCCTGAATTTCATCTTTTGCGATTTCTTCTTGCTCTTTGACATAGTCCAATAGATCTCGGGATGACATCGTCACAATTTCCTCATCCCCGTTTTCATCCAGACGCGTAAAGGTCACTTCCATATCGGGATCTGCTTCCAGAATTGAAACTGCTTCCCTGCCGTCTGCCGTGTCAGTGAATGCACCGTATTCCCCTTTACTAGACTTGGTTAAGTCCGGTGCACCATCAACCTTAGATTTACCTGGCTTCCAAAACTCCCGTTCCAATGCCTGAGTAGCTTTATGCTGTACCGCAGTTAATTCAGGACTATCGGCTTTACCATTAGCAGGATGGGCAAATAGGTCATTTCCATTACGTGTAGCCTTTACCGGGCTAATGGTGCCATCTTGATTAACTTGGCGCTGGAATGTCGTATTAGAAGTACTATTGTGTAGCTCTTGAATAACTCCCCCATCATCCATTGACCGCTCTCGTTTAAGGTAGTTTTGCGATCTGGTTGGAGTCCAATTATCTACCCCTGCGATAATTGAGTTTTGCTGAATATTTGAATCTGATGTTCTGGTATTGATATCTAAAGTGTTCGATTCTGGACCTGGAAGAATAACGCGTTGTTGTTCTGGCTCAAGCTGGTAAAGATCAGAGTCCAATGTATCCAAATTACGGTTAGCGCTATTACCGGGACCAGATAAATCGACTTGAGGTTCAACATACGGCGTTCGGTAAGCACCACCTTCAGAATACTGATAATGCGCCGTAGCCTTGAGGTATTCCAGATCCTCCTTGGTCAATGGAGAAGATAGGGCTTCAAACTCTTCCTGGAGTGACTTCACACTATGCTCATCTGCACTGAGTACAAAAGGCATTGCTTCAATTTCAGCATCAGATTGGGACTTGTAAGCAGGTGGCGCAGTTATATCAGACTCAAACTGTGGGAACTCTGATTCGCTCCCTCGGACTTCAGTAGATCTTACTGAAGCATCTGGACTAACATCACTATAAAGACTTGCGATTTCGTTCCAGCGCTTTTCGTATTTGGCCTTTACTTGTCCTACGGTCATACCATTGAATTGATGACTTGAAGTGATACCTTCTGCAATCTGTCTTGCAGTCTTTTTCTGATTGCCTTTACTCCAGCGTGTGGCCACATCAACAAAAAGCTCATTATCCTTAGCCTTTAAAAATGCTGGTCCACCACCCTCACCAAAGAAATGCAGGTAGTAAAGCTCTAGGCCATTCGGATCTCGATTAAAGTGAGTACGAAAAACCTTGGCATTGTGCTCGTAGTAGTTCAGGCCCGCTTTAATTTGATCATTACCATCAAACTTATTCTTACCTCCCATACGGGCAAAAGTGCCATCAAGGGTTTGGAATAAACCAGTAGCAGATGATATTGGCTTTCCTGTCTTTTTATCGATTGGTGGCTGAATCTTTGGATCAAAAGTGCCACCAGTTTCCAAATGAGAAATGACCAAGGCATCCACTGGATTGATACCCCGTTTAGAGGCTTCCTGAACAATCGTTTTTGTCCAAGGTTTTTTATCAAATACAGGATTAGTCAAAAGCTCCGCTATTACTGGCGCTTTATGTTCATCAGTATTGATAGCGCTTGGTCTTACAATAGCTTTCGGTGTACCTGTTATTGGTACCACTGGTGTACTCGTTACGATTGCTTTGGGTGTTCCGCTCACTGGTGCTCTTAAGCTGACCAACTCATCATTCAATGCACTCTCCATTGCACTATCCAATGCATCAAAGTGTGAATTGGCTTCTTTTGCATTTTCTGGATTAAAAGGATTCATCCCTTCTGCATGCTCAAGGTTCGCTTGTACATGAGCAGCATCATTCATCGTATCAACATTGCCGTGTTCTTTTACCTGCTCAGGCCTCAATCGGCCTTTATTGGCCCACAAGTTGAGTAGGAGTGCCATCCCGCCGTTTGATGCTAATGTGGATGGACTTAAAGCATTTTCCTTTAATGCTTCACCGTATTGAGCGACCTTTTTATTTTCATTGTTTTCAAGAAATGAACCTTCCAGATAATCACCAGCTACGCCAGCTCCAGTAGCCAGCGTAGTAGTAGCCACAGCATCAGCTACTACCGATTTAGCAACACCATGGGTAGGAATAGCAAAGCCCAGAGCATCTGTAATCCCTTTAATAGCCCCACCGGTTCGGGCCGTTTTTATGTCTGCCCCTTTATTCAGTAAGTCTGATTTTTCTGCTTCAAAGGTCTGGTACCCAAATAGTCCAGAGTTTAGAGCTAAACCAGGTACACCGCCTGTACCTAGTGTAGTGACGGCGTTCCAGCCAATACGAGTAAAGTCTTTGGTTAGGCCATAAGTAAACTCACCAACTCCACCGAGATCATCAGGTTTAAAGATCTCAAGGTTTTGTGCTCTTAGAGCCGCTGCTTTCTTGTCACCACGAATCAAGGCATCCGGTGCAGTAGCAGCCTCAATAGTACCCATGGCAACACCGGAAACCACACCTAAAGCACCGTCACTAATTCCACCGCGTTCACTTTTAGGTTTAAAACGAGGATCTTCTTGATTTAACGTTAATTCATCATCTGCTAAAAAATCCATCTTTACCTCATCTCACTTTAAATGTTAAACGTGTTTGACGCTTCTTATCGGTGGCATCCATGATGTACTTGGTACCATTCTTGAAGTAATAGACGTATGGATTTTTAGGGTCTTGCTCTAAAGGCAGATCCAAGAAGAAGTCTTTATCAGATCCGCCGTAGGTTCTGGCATTACGAGAGTTAAAGCTTTCCAGCTGCTCACGAAAAGCCTTTTCACTAACGGTATGAGGCCGGAGTACTACAGATTTACTTCCGAAAAATCCCCCTGAAGTGAACTTGCCACCAGTTACATTTAGAATTGCTTTATTGAACAAATCCTCATCTATGGTTTTATTTAATATGCTTCCCTTTGAATCGGCTACTTTCTCGGACTTTTGAACCAAATAAGCATAGTTAGCTTTAACTGACTCCAAATAAATCTGAAAGTCTGGTTTACCTGGTGAAGTGATGCCAGCTAAGTAGGTTGCGGTATAGGTTCTTAGGGCATTGTCATCAACCTTTACCAAGTTCTTATCCAATAGATCCTGCCCGGTAATAATCTGGCCGGCAATGTCTTGCAGCCCCCGGCTATTAAGCGAAGCAGATAAACGGTAGGCACCACTTTCACCGGCAATACTATTAATCATATCTCGTGCAGCATTAGCATTACCGGCACTAGATTTATGAAGGCTAGTGAGCAAACTCAATTTGTCCCCTGGTCTGGCTTTTTCCCAGAACTGTTTTAATTCAGATTGTTGTTGAGTAGAGAAAGGATTTAAGGACCCTACAGTCCCATCTAATATATTGTTGGCGTGAATAGATTTAATATTTTTGGATAGAGCTGCAATCGCTTCAGGGCTACCACTTAAAATTGCATTAGTGGGTACTACCGTCAGATCTTGGCCAGTCTTAATCGAGTAAGCCAGAGCTGAATTATTTTTTTCATAGCCCAGCATATTGTCATGAGTTCTAGATAGAAGATTTAACTTCCAACTCACATCTTTAGCATTATCTTGCGCCGTATTTTGAGCCTCTGACCGCTTTTTACTGAGGTAAGCTTCGCGCTCATCCGCTCCCAGTCTCATGAACTGCTGGACTTCAACCAAGGCCCCACTATATTGAACAAACTCAGACTCTTTTTGAGTTCCCTGTACACGTGCCAAACGAGCCTTGATTACCGCCTCACTTGGAATTAATCCAGTTTCAATGTCTGCTTTCATTTCATTAACAGCATCTTTAGCATCATCATCTAATTGCTTTTGCTGCAAGGCAGCCGCACGTTTATTCTGATCCATTTGAGTGAGTGCACGACCACTCCAGTAAACAGCCTGTTCTTGAGTTAAATCAGGATGTTTTGCAATTACAGCTTCAGGAGTTGAGAGTTCAGTCAGCTTTTCATTGTCCGATTTATTCGCCTGGTAGAAAGTCGTTACATCATTGCTGGCACGGTTATTTTTGTACTCATTAAAAGTATCCTGAACATGAGCCAAAGGTAAGCCTTTGGATTGCGCATACAGAGCTAATCCATTCCAGACCTCTTTTTCAGAAGCATTGGGATTTTTAAGGTAGTTTTCTCGCATGTCCTTGAGCTGGACAATTGCCTGTTGCCGTTCTGATTTCTGCGCGATTGGCAAATACTTGGATGCACTCTGGTAAGAATGCTGTTCAAAGTAATTATTAAAGCTTTGCTCGAATTGTTTTGGTACGGCAGTCTTATACTGAGTCTTGATTGATTCCAGACTTTGCTGCCGCTGCTTTACTGCTTCTTCATAAGGAAGCTCACCAGTCTGGATTTTAAGAGTAAGGTCACTGTCTACAACATTGATATCAGCACCAATTTTAGAGGACTGTAAAGCGAAGTCAGCTTTCTCTTTTTTATCTTTTTCCTCTTTACGCGCTTCAAGCACATCATCAACAGCTTTACCAATGCTTCCGAGTCCGGTTATAGGCGTATGTTGTTGCAATGTAGGTCGCGGCATGTTTCGACCTGATGAACGTGGAATTAATACCATTTTATTCTCAAAGTAGTTTACTCAATACTTCAAAATTAAAGGGTTATAACTCCCTAAAAAATGGGTATATACAGCACTAAAAAAGGAGGTTTTAAAGCCTCCTATTTACTCATTTATATAAAATCAAAAATTCATAGTGTTCAATGAATTCTCCTATTAACGGGATCTCCCTTACTTATACGTTCTAGAATTTGTTTGACAGAGTCCACTTTCTTTAAAATTAAATTTATTTCAAAACCAAACGTATGCTTGTTCAATAGACGCTTATATTTATTCTCAGGATTGAGATAATACTCCGTAATAATTAAAGCATTGGATATATTGCTGATCCATGCTAATGCTGTCTTTAAAGAGGAAAAATATATATCTTTTGGCTTCGCCATAATTAATAGCAATTGATTTAATTCCTCAAGCTCATTTACTATAACTAATAACTGATGAATAAACTGCTTCTGGAAAAGCTGATTGGAATCCAAATAACGAATATCTTCCTGAAATTTTTCCAATTTTTCTGGAATGCTTTTACATAGATCAATAGCCCGGTTAATACTGGTTCCTGTAATCGGTTCAAAAAACTTCTTTTTATATCCCATATTTAATCCTTCTAAGCTATAAGGTAACGATTAATTCGAGGTATTTCTTTTTCTGTTTTATTAGTCAAATGCATCCAAAGTTCAACAAATGCAGCGCCGTTATCATATTTCATGAAACTTCCACAGATCCATTCTCTGACAGAGGAAGCCCCTGATATTGGCAATACATATGCGATCTTCTCAAGTGTCCAACCTAGATTTTTCAAATCGACAACCATACGGTTGAAGTCTGGAGCTAAATAGTTTGGAAATTTCCTATTGAAAAAAAGATTTTTAGGTGTTGAGAAGCAGCATAACTCAGCAAATATATTCATAGTTCAGCCCATTCAATTTATCTAATTAAGACTTGGATGAGGTCCACAAAAAATGGGTATATTTCAACAAAACGCGCGCGCGCGCGAGGGAGACCGTAAAACACTATATTTTTAGTCTTTTACTCCACCACATAAAATTGCGTTGAAACAGTCGTCTTATTCTGGATCACCACCGCGAACATAATCTAATTAAATAGTGCTAAAGATAGACACTCATATAACGCTCTAATTTGCCCTACAAGCTCACAAAAATTATTGATGTACCCATTATCATTTTTTAATTTAAATCATTTACAGCTCAAGCCAGTGCAAAATTGGTGCATATATCAAGTTGCTTTTGAAGTTTATTTTTTGAATATGGAAGAAGATTTGACCTTGAATTAAGACGGTGCTCTCTTAAAAGAGAGATGATTGATTCATTGATAGGTTCATTGATAGGTTCTGCATCCCAAAAACGGGTACATTCAAAATCCCAAAAACGGGATCGTTCAAAATCCCAAAATTGGGAATATTACCGTTTTTGGAATGATCCCAATATTGGCTACATTCCTTAAGTGAACTTGGCAAGAACATTATTTTTTATTATTGCATTCCCACTATCTTGTAATTTATATAGCTAACTAATAATCTTATTTTATTTATAATTTTTTAATCAGGCTAAGATGTCAATTCAAACCATATCTTCAACAATTACAAGACTTAATAAAGAGCTTGCTGATATAACTCATAGAATGAGCTTGGAGCATAAAAAATCTACCGACATATCCACCAAGATTATTCAGATTCAAACCTCCATTACTAAGACGACAAGTATTAGCACAGTGAAATCAAAACTGTCTGAGATTAGTAGAAAGGAACAAGAACATTCTCGTATACAAATAAAAATTTCAGAGCTTCAAAAAAAGAAAACTGACATCCAAAACAAGCTGATTAAAGAAAATCAAAATTTAGCAAAAGCTGAAGCGGTTGAGCGTAAAAAAATAGATGCCTTGGTCAAGAAACAGCAAAAAGAAGAGATTGAACATCAGAAAAAACTAAAACGTGAAATTGAGAGTATTAAGGTCTCTACCCAACTTACAGGTATTAGCACATCACCATATATCGATATGACGCCTGAACCAGAATATGATTTATTTATTTCCCATGCTTCGGAAGATAAAGAGGATTTTGTAAGACCACTTGCCGAAACATTACAAGAACTAGGTATAAAGGTTTGGTACGATGAATTTAGTTTAAAAGTTGGTGACAGTTTACGAAGAAAAATTGATAGTGGTCTTAGAAACTCTAAATATGGAACTGTAGTACTTTCAGCAGACTTCATGAAAAAAGAATGGACCAATTATGAATTAGATGCATTGGTAGCAAGAGAAATGAATGGCCATAAAATGATATTACCAATATGGCATAAAATATCCAAAACTGATGTTATTAACTATAGCCCTAATCTTGCAGATAAGGTTGCACTGAATACATCAATTAGTACTATTCAAGAAATTGCTGAACAGTTAGCAGATGTTATTTTAGAAAAATAATCATAGGTTTTTTCATTGAGAATAAGAGAGAAATAACAGCTATTTCTCTCAATATTTTTTGATGTAGTAACAGCATTTTTTTGATGTAGTAACATTATCAGCGCATATAAAATAAACAAAATTATAGACTTTTGAAGTATATATAATCTGTCTTAATTTTCATAAGAATATAAAAACTTACCCACTATTTTAAATGTTGGAAAATTTAAATCTATCACTAAGTGGAATTAAAATATCCAAAGAAATGCCGAGTAACTTATTTACCAATGCAAAAATAAGTAATTGGTGAATAAACTTAGTGTATTGATATAAATCCTCTTCACTTACAATATAATCATTCGCATGTGTCATATCATTTCTTAGTTTACAAATTCCTTGGATATCACTACGTTTAAATGACATAGTAACTTTTATCTCTTCTGGTATCTCATCAAAAAAACGTGAAATACAATCATGAGTTACGTATTTACCCTGATTACCTTTAATTATCTTATTACACAAACTTCTGATATCACTACTACGGCTTTTTAACTTTTTAATTAAATATTTTTTTGATCGCTCCAATAATATTTTTAAAATTTCTTCATCAACATATGTGCCTGTAGTATGAACTAGCCTTTCAAGTATCCGAAAATATCCAAGAAATTTTTCTTCATTTGATTTCATTCTTTTATAGCGAAGATATTTAATAAAATATTCAACTTTACTATCCTCTAAATTATAATATTTCTGAAATAGATCTAATGGCAAACCTTCGTAAGAATTATAGCGACTCCTTACATCAAACCCTAACGGCAATATTGGAGACATTTTATTGTTAGTTATATAATTACTTGCGTAGTAACCCGAAGCACCACCACCTCTTACATGTGGCAAGGTGATTTTTAAATTATTTATTGTAAAATCGTCTCCCCAAAAGAAAGAAAGTAATGCATATATTTTCCTAATTTCTTTTAGCAACAAACTAATATTTTTACACTCAAAAAAGTGTGCACCCAATTGTGGTGTAAGTTTTACGCCAGAACTCATACTATCAATATCAGTATGCAAATTTAAACTATAAGCTAGATATAAAAAACCTATATTTTCCAATGGAATTTCAAATAATTTCAAATCATCATCAGCATTAGATGGAAACGAACTACCACTATTTTGCAGTAATAAATCTTCTTGTTTATTTGTAATACCTGTCCATTTTCTAATCATATCAGCTTCAATACTAAAGCCACTAAATATCGCCTCCTTTTTAAGTGATGTATTAGTATTCGCTTTAATTACAAAGCCCACAGTAAACTCTAGTTCAAAAAACCGTCCTCGATCGCGTGGATTATTTAACCTAAGACTTGCAAATCTACCAGATTTAAATTTAACTTCTGACAATAAGAAATGATTTCTTGATGTGTAACATTCAAAAGTTTCAATAGTATAATAATCTGATGTAAATTCTCGCTCACCCATTATTCTTAAAGTACACCCTTCAGGTGAAAGGTTTAGCTTACCCGCAAAATTTGTATCATTATTTCTAACTAAAACTTCGAAACTATAACTCTGATTTAAATTCAGGGGATCTTTATATTCTTGCAA